CGGTTTGGGAGGAGGAAGCCCGCCGACGCACTCCGGCTACGGAACGAGGCAATCCGCAGCCGAAGCTGCGAACTGCTTAGGTGATAGCAGTCGGGGCAGCGACCGTAGCGGCAGAGCCGGAGACAGACGCGACCTGGTAGATTTTCCACTTCGGGCCAGTGGTGGCGACGACGAATACAGGGTCGCCAACTCGCATGCCCTTGTCGACGCCGTCCGAGAAGTAGCCGGCACCCACGATAGTGGCGTCGGCGTCGGAGGCCGTGGTGTAGTGGAATGTCCGATGGAGCGAAGCGCTCATCGGGCAGTGCTCGACAGTGAGGTTTGCAGGTACATAAGCCATGGTTCAGACCTCCTTATGCCGTGGCCGCGAAGGCAGAGCCGTCGTGACGGATCTTGACAACGCCTGCGTTCTGGAGAAGGGCCGAGCCCATGAAGAGCGTCGTACGTGCCCAGGAGTAGTCGTCTTCCTCGTCGTAGCCGACCTTTGCCACCATCTCGTTGGTATTGGCCGCATGACCAATGGCGTTGCGGTGATAGGCGAAGCAGACTTCCGAAGACGTGCCCTTGTTGGGCAGGTTGCCGTTGACGATCACGTTGAAACCGCAGAAGCGCGTGTAACGGCGCATCGGGCCAACGAGCGGCTGGACATCGACGTAATCACGGCTCGACCATTCAGGGGCCTGAATGATGTACGAGTAGAAACCCGGCGTGATCACGAAGAAGAGGTTGCTAATGTCCTCGGTATCGATGTCATTGTTGCCGAGGAGCGCCAGCGCATAGGCGAAGGTCGAAACCGACGCTGGCAACGCTGTCGTTCCAGCAAACTGTGTCGCGGTTGCCAGGCAGGTGATGATATCGCTGTCGATCTTCCGATTCATCACCTTCATGGTGGTGTCCTGCATGATCCGCTTACCGTCGCCTTGGGAGGCGAAGATATTGAAGCCCGTCTTCTTGGGCTTGTCGTGCCACTCAACCAGCGTTGCCGTGGAGGTGGTGAGGTTGTCGGCGCGGGACGGGATGTTGCCGTTGATGCCGCGCGTTACGGCAGTCGCGCCGCCGCTGTCGGCAACCAGAAACCGAGCCTGGTTGCCTTTGATTTCCGCCTCAGTAACCACTGTGGAGCGGAGGTACGATTGACCTTGCTCAAAGCCAGCGATTGCCTCTTGGCGGTACTGAATTTGAAATGCGCTATCAGCCATTTCATGTACCTTTCAGGAGTTGATCTTGGGTTTGGGCCGGATCGAGAAAGGGAGGCCTGAGCGCATAGCGGGGCCGCCGGAGCGGGGAAACCGTTCACGTTCAAGAGCTTGTCGATTGGCGTGTTGGGGTAGTGTTTGCTTCCTATGGAGCCGGTTACGGGGAGGCCATTGTCTGCAAATGATCAGCGGGATACACCGCTATTTCTTCGCGCGCTTTTCCTCGCGTTCGAGGAGCGCCGCATATTTCTTATCGTAACCGTCGCGGAAGTAGCGCGCGCGATCGGTCTTGAGGATGTTTTCGATTTCAGCCTTCTCCGAGTTGTGGTTCTTTTCGCTGTCGGGATTGGCGAAGACGGAGTCTCCGAACCGTTCCCGGCCTTGATCAGACGCCCACTTTAGGAACTCAGGATTTGAGCCGAGCAGCCGGCCGGTAGCATCACGCAACCCTGCCCATCCATCGACGCCGAGCGGGCTTTCATTGAGAAAGCGCTTGGCAAGCGTCATGTTGCCCTTGAACTCGCCCTGCCAGTCAAGGCGAAGCGCGTCTTCAGTCTCTTCGCGATGGCCGCTATCGGCTTCCGTCTGTTGCTCCATGGCCGCGGCTTGCTGCTGCACATACCATTCCGAGGCGATCGAGACGACATCCGGACGGGCACCCTTCGCGTGGGCAAATTCGGTGAAATTGGCGAGTACCGGCTTGTCGGCATCGGTGAGATGTTTGGTGACCTCATCCGGCAGCTTGTAGTCTTCCGGCTTGTCCGGAATGCCTTCCTGTTTCTTCCACTCAGCCATCGCCTTGGCGTCGGACTCGTCCGGCTTGCCGCGCTGGAACTTGCCTTGGGCTACGGCTTGCTTGAGATCGTATAGCGCCTTGACAACACCAGAGCGCGAGCCGTAGCGACTGAGAAGCTTCAGGTATTCGTCGTTCTCGCCGGCATCTTCTTCGCGCCAGTTTGCGGTGGCTTTTTCGCCATCAGCCTTCTTGCCAGTGCCGTCCGCAGCCTTGTCGGCGTCCTTGCCCGGCTTGTCGTCCGCCGCGCTCTGTGAGCCCTTATCGGCGGCCTGTGCACCGGTCTCAGTTCCGTCCTTGCCAGCACCGGCCGCAGTGTTGCCATTGGCGGCTTCCGTTGTCGGGGTCGTCTCAGCGCCGGCTTCCGTGGTGCTGTCACCATCGTCCGCCAGCAGTGCCGTTACTGCATCAGCCATTTTCTTTTGCCTCGTTCGATTTCGTCTGTTGCCTCTTCGCTATGCGCCGGCCGACTTCCGCCGATGCGAGCGGGACCAGCGATTGAGCAACCGCCAGCCGTCCAAGATTGAAATCCGTCTCACGGCGCCCATCCTCGCCAGGGACGAATGAGTTTTCACCCACGCCACAGGCCTTCCGCCAGATTAGTTCGATTGCCTTCTGGTGGGCCGGATCGCGCAATAGGGAGCGGATCAGCAAGGCCTCGTCATCGGTCCAGTTGATTGCTAGGCGCTTGATCATGTGGTTACTGCTTCACAAGCGCCGGCATCAGGATCGCCGGAGCACCGCTCATCTGCAGTTGCTGGTCAATGCCGGTTTCCATGTTGGCATCCACGGCCTGCTTGACGACACGGCGGTTATTGCGGCCCTCGATATGGCCGATCGCCCTGCCCGTCATGTAGCCCAGGCAAATCACGATCTGCTCCACGCTCATTGGTGTATGTGTCGTGAACTGCTGGATTGTTTGGTTGAGGGCCTTCATCAGTTGCTTTGAGCCCTGATCAGCTTCAATTCTGTTGTTCATGGTCACACCCACCTCGAATAGCTGATCTGGAACCATGCCCAGCGAGCCCACCATATCGTTTCGCCGTTGGCCTTGGCGCATGCTGTGAGGTTCTTCTTGTGGACGAACCGAGGTTTCAGCCAAAACCCGAAGGGGTTTAGTGACAGGCTGATCCGAACGGCGCGGAGCGGGTAGGGGATAGGATTGCGCATAGTTAGAACTTCCGTTCCGCTTCCATGCGGCGGAGGCATTGCTCCGGAGTTTCATTAGGGCGAAGCCCATAACTGCAACCGGTGCAGCCACCCTTCCAAGAGCCGGAGCGCTCACCAACCTCATCGCTGAAATTGACAGCGATCGTCCGCTGGACATTGGCAAAGACGCCAGTCCACTTCAGCCAGTGTTGCCGCCATTCACGCTCCTCGACATTGACCATCGCGGTGCGCTCTTGGACCTCGCCGGAGCGAAGGACATAGCGATATGGATACTCAGCCCGCCATTCGTTCTCATCGATGAACCGGCGGCGCTCCTCTTGAGCGGCCCAGCGGGCCTCGGAATTGGCAAGCCTTTCGCTGCTAAACTCATGCGACCACGTGCCGTCCTTGAGCAGATTGCTAGAACGAACGCATGTTCCGGACGCCCACGGCATGTCGATGATCTTGGTTCGAGCGCCCCAATTGAAATGCACGGAACGATCGACTACCGAGAAGCCCCACGACAGATGCGGCGCATCCCAGGACTTTGGCTTATGCCGGCGGATTGGCAGTTTGACGAAAATATTGGGCCACCCGAGATGGATATTGAGCCCATAGCGAGAACCCTCGTCACCGTAATGATAGGCGCTCAGCCCAAGGCCGGGACGCCAACTCAGTTCGACATTGCGGCTACGCAGTCCTTCCCGACTGAACTCGAATATCCCGAACCAGCGGTATGCATATGTTGAAATGAACGACATCTGGGACGCCTCTTTCCCGTTGTTAACCTAAGCCTGCCTGCGATATCCCTGCCTGCTGCAGCGCAAGAGCACCCTCACCGATGTTCTTCGCTGTGGTGGCGCCTGCATTGGCAATCGCCGCAGCCTGGACGAGATCGGCCTGTTCCGCGTTCTGCTGGTCGATCTCAGCCTGTGCGTCGTCATCGACAAACCAGTCAGGTTTGCCGCCGGCACCGCGGACGGCGTCTTTCGTGGCCTTCTTGAAGTCGAAACCCTGAACGATGCTCTGATCCTGTGTCGCGCTGACGCCAGCCGCCACGATCTGGACGGATTCCTGAAACGCCGAGACCGTCTGCCGGCCTTCGAGCGTGTTCAGCGGGCCTTCGAACTGGAATGTGAGATCACGCTCCCTCAATGCATCCGGCGGTGGATCGAACGATTTGTTTGCCAGCATGAGATCAAACGTGACCTCAAGCATCTTGAGGTGATATTCGCTCTCGATCGGCCCGAAGAACGGGAGTGCCGCCCTGCGGTATTCGTCAAGCCGGACCTGCGTTTCAAACGCCGTCATCTCGCGGGCATTCGGCAGCATCAGCTTGTTGATGAGGAACGATTCCGCGATCAGATTGCGGATATCCTGCCGCATTTCAACGCCGAACCCGACATTGCCGCCCTCGTTGAGGACTTGCATGACGTCCTGGAGTTTCTCTCCGTTCAGATCCACCATCGTGAAGCCGCCGGCATAGAGATTGATGTCGTTCTTGAAGACGTCGCCGGAGCCGACAGTCGGCGGATCGACGGCCTTTTCCCCCTGTTCGAGGAGGATTCGCGCCATCTCCTGCAGCATCCGTCCATCAGCGAGACAATTGATAGAGGCCGGGGAAAACCCGATCGAGATGTTCGACAGCGAGCGCCACCGCGGCACGATGTAATTGAATACCGGGGTGCCGCCTTGGCCGAGAATTGTATTGTGCTCGCAGGCCACATAGAGCGAGACGATCTTGTTGCGGCCGAACTTGCGCCGCATCGCCTTGTCGTCGTTGTACATGTCCTCGACAGGCATCAGGATATGGCGGAGCTTGAACTGTTTGTCCGGCTCCTTCTCGCAGCAGTTCTTGATTTCCTGCGGGCAGGTTGTCGGCCACCGCTTCTTGATGTTTCGCGCCGACATCATCAGATTGCGTTGGTGGTGGTCGATCTGGCCGTCAGCGTCCATCATCCAGGCATTGTCGCGTGGATGCCATGCCTTGTAGAGCAGCCCGTTGCGGTCCTTGTTTTCCTCGACGGAGACCACTGGGTTGCCAACAGACACCCAGTCGTGATCGGCCTCGATGGTGCAATTCACAAAGTTGGCGCGCGGGCTGTACATCCCCTTGCGCATCTTGTGCTTGGCGCTGTCGAACCAAGCCATGTTCGACGGGTCTTCGTCTGTCTCCTCATCGCCAGTGGAGACCTTGAACCAGTCACCTTGACGAAGGACGGCGTGCGGCATGTTGCCGAGGGTTTCGCGGGCCTGCACCATGAACGAGTCCATGAGGTTGCCCTGGAAATCCTCACCGGGCGAAAGCGTCGTGGTGTAGTCGGCTCGAAGCGGATGGCAGAGCTCGCATATCTCCTGCCGCAGATCGTTCCACGGCTGAAGCTTTGAGAAAAGGCCGTCGCCGATCCGCACAAGTTCCTTGGCTCTGCTGTCCATATCAGCCGAAAATCCTGTGCCAGACGGCCTTTAATCCGCCCACCGGCTTGGGAGCATCATCGACATAGATGATTGCGCGCGGGTCATACGGAGGCCCGGCCATGGCGATGGCCTTCTCGAAAGCCGATCGCTGTGACGCCGGAACGTACATCTTCACAGCGGGCTCATGACTTGCCTGAATAGCCTTCCAACTCACCGTGCCGGTGAGATAGGTCACGCGATACGGCTCCATCAGCTTTGGCCCAGCAAACTATTCTTGTATGCATTCCCGCCGCCGCCATTGTAGTTCTGGCTCGGGCGGGTGAGGATCGTGCTGTCACGGCCGGTACGGGAGAGTGCAGCGCGACGGGCTTGTTCTGCGGCTGCCCTGACTGCAGGATCGTTCGCGTCTGCCGGCATGCGGGCCGGAGGCGTGACTTTTGGTTTCGAGAACAGACCGCCCACTCTACTGATCCTTCCATGCTTTCCACGCGTCGATAAGTGCCGCCCGCTGCGCTTCAAGGCCAGCCGGATCGATCGATATCTTGACCGTGTTGGAATTGGTGATGACGTTGAATGTGTCGGGCTGCATCTTTGGAGAAACCGCCACGATCTGATCCAGGTCGATGATCATGCCGTTTGAGAGTTCGTAGAAACGATCCATCTCAGTGCCGCATCCGTTTCTTGAGGGCCGCATGGCCCAAATTCACCTTTGGTGGCATGCGGGCCATTTCCCCGAAATCGCGCTTTGTCATACCGGGGAAGAGCGAAGCCAGTCCCCAGATCATTGCGTCTGCCCGATCAGGCGATTTCGTGCCGATGTAGCCGGCCGTTGTCATCGCTTCGAGTTGGGCTTCAAGTTTCTCAAAGCGGCCGACAAGCGAGACTTTTTGCTGCTCGAATAGCGCCGCGATCGGTTCGGCGCGGGCTATCTTGCCACGGCTCGCCTTTACCTCCCTGAATGGGACCGGCGTTTGAATGAGCCGATCGCTATCCGAAGCAGCGGAGCGGACGATTTCAGCAACCATCGCGCCGCCGAAGTTGGTCTCCGCCACCACAGCATCGGCCTGATGCCGGTCAAAGGCAGCAACGACCGCTTTGCCCCACATAGCCGGAGCCATGCGTCCCGAGAGGTCTTCGAGGATATACCCCCTGCCATCTTTACCCAAGCCGCAAACGATAATCCCGACTTCGTCCGATCTGGTGTCTTCCTCGCCAGCCACGCCAGAAGGATCAACAGCAATAACGATGCGAACCATCTCAGGCACTTCGCCATCAAGGATTCGCTGCTGGTCGAGCAGTTCAAGAGACCAGAGCGCGCTTTCAGACGTGTCCGCGAACTGACCGAGCCAGAACCGGCGGCGCTGGGCCTCTGGGAGATTTTGAAGCTCCTCTAGCGTTTCCTTCGGCAGGTTTTCCTCGTTATCCTGCGGGTTCATCAGGATAGCGTTGTAATTGAACGGGTTCGGAATTTGCGTCTTGCGGTCAGGATCGCGCTTGTTGAGGAAAAGCTGATATGTCCAATGCGCCATCCCCGGAGGGTTGGCGTCGTAGTACATTTTCAGCCTAAGCGGCGTCTTCTGCGCAAGGCGCGTCACCGCCATGTTGCGCGATGCCCACGGGATTTGCGAGCACTCGTTCAGATAGATGGTGGCATATTCCTGCCCGAGAATTTTTTCCGTCCGCTCCTTGTCGTCCAGTCCGCCAAACCAGATTTCCGACCCGTTCGGAAGCGTCAGATACCAGTCCGTTTTGTCCAGTTTCGACTTCTCGGCTACGCCAGGGAAACATAGTTCCATGACCTTCGGCAGCGTGTCGAGGATGACGGACGATTTGATATGGTTGAACCGATAGCGTAGCGCGGCATGACGGCTCTTGTGGGCCAAGCCACGAATGATCAGTGCCCGCATAAAGCCGAACGTCTTGCCGGAGCGGGCGCCGCCGTAAGCCATGATGTGCGTTGCGTCAGAGCCGCAGAGTTCAACCTGCTTCTGCTGGCGCTTCGTCAGACTGAACGTCATAGGAGATTGGCGTCGTCACTGCTGAAAGTCAGGTTGACGTTGCCTGTGTGCTCATGCTTCTCGACAAACATTCCGAGGTGCTTGCCAATATCCACCAAGGCGGCGCGTTTGTCGTGAAACTTGATCTTCATACCGCCATTCGCGTTTTGGCTGATCTCGCTGATTGCGGCGGCCGTTTCGTCATCAATATCCTCAGACGCGACGATCTCTACTTGGTTGGTGACTATTCGCTTAATCACCGCAACGTCGCCGCCGTCTGGATTGTCCTCTTCTGTGGTTAGGGCGGAATGCCATTTAACCGCTTTGCGGATGTCACTGAAGCCGATCTTGGCGAGTTCCTGAAGGACGCGATCAGCTGTGATTTCGGTGCGGTCAGCCCGAATTTTCATTGCGGCCGAGACTGCGCGCTCGATTTCAACATTCTTCAACAGTCGCTCGCCTTGGGAATACGCCGTCTTGGCGCTGTATCCCGCCCGAATTGCGGCCTGTGTGGCGCTCAGATCGATGAGATATTCACGAACGAAGGCGCGCTGCTTCGGCGTCAGTTCGTTTTCCCAATCACCGGCGGCGGCCAACGTGTCAGCCCTCTACCTTCGCCTTGCCGTTCAGGACGAAGGAGGCGAGAGCGTCGGCGGCGTCGATGGCATGCTTTGCGCTTGAGATATGAGCGACGCTCATATGCTTGGCAACCAACCCGACACACGCCATGCGGACGTCTTGTGCGCTCATGCCATCCTGCGGCGGCTCTGCATTTGAGACGGCCAATCCCTTCACCAACTCCTCCAGGGCGGCGATCTTAGCGTCTTGCTCGCGGATGCGTATGAGACCGTCTCGCTCGCGAAAGGGATCATCGTAATTGAAGTTTGCCATGTTTGCCCCATTCTGCCTTTCGGCGGTGCCTTGTTGAAATTACATCCAATTCACTTGTACGCAATACAGTCTTCTTGTATATTCAAGCAAGTGAAAATCATACAAGGATTCGATATGCCACCAGAAGCTTTCATGCGCTGGCTTGCGGAGATGAAAGCCGCCGGCCTCGCTAAATCAGATGCGGAATGCGGACGTCTTCTTGGCGTCTCTGCGAACGCTATTGTTCAAATGAAAAAGACAGGAACCGATCGCCGCACTGACCTTGCGTGCCGCGCTCTACTTCACCGAATGGAGCCCTATAAATGACCGAGTACGTCTACTTTGTCACACGCAAAGGCCGCAATGACGAACCCATCAAGATTGGCTGGTCATATGACATCGCCGCGAGAATATCGCAGTTGGAGCGCCCATTGCCGTTTAGTCTCGAATGCGTCGAGTACATCGAGGTGGTTGACGGTGGCGCGTGGGTCATTGAATCTGCCCTTCACCGCCACTTCAAGTCAAAGCGAATAAAGGGCGAATGGTTTGACATCCGCAAGGATGAAATCTTTCCAGCCGCCGAGATAGTGAGCGCTGATCTTGGCTGTGGCGTGATTGAAGCCTTTGATCACAAGGGGATTTTGCCCCCTCCAGGGAGAGAGAAGGCATCGACAGATGTTACTCCTGCGCGATTAGTAATTGAAAAGGACTTCGGTACGCGTGTGCGGACCATACTTGCAAAGGCCGATCAATAACTCCGCGCAGATGGTTGAGGCGGCAGCTATCGCAGGAGCCGCGCTCGTTCACGCCAAATCATCTGCACCTTCTGCGCCGTCGAAAGTTCCTGGCTCACGAGCAAATGAGGAGGGACGACAAACGACCGTCTGATATCCTCTCTCGCCTGCTCAACAAATTCGATGAAACTCATCAGATCGGATGACACCGCCGGCAAGTGGATGAGTTCAGCGCCTTGGCTCATTTGCTTGCCCGTTTCTTCGCCCTTGGGGCGCGGGGTGGCTTTGCAATGGCAACCGGCTCGGGGACATCAACCTCTTCACCAACATCGTCATGGACGACGGCGACGGCGTCCCTGAATTCACTCACGAGCATGCCAAGTTCCGCCGCCTGCGTTTCCAGCCCTGCCATTTGACCGGCCAGGCCCTCGATCTCGCCAGCCAGTTCGCGCAACTCCCTGTCACGCTTGAGCAGTTCGTCGCGCTTGGCGTCGATTTCAGATGAGAGCGACTTGCCCTTTTCGATGATGGATTCGAGTTTCATGACGATTTGCCTCTTGTCATGTTGGTGGATATCCGGCGCGTGTCAATTCCTGCGTATGATGGCCGGGGGACTAGAACGGCAGGTGGCCGCAGAGCTTCTTAGGCGCGCGATCGACAGCATTGACCTTCCCCGCCGGGGAGAAAGGAGGAGTTTCCGCCACCCGACCAATTACGCGTTCGTAAGGGCCGAAGACATGACGAAGCGGCCGTTCGGCAGTCTAAGCCCAAGGAATGCCGCTTCTGTGCCAGTGTCCGTCCATGTGAGATCGATGTCGCCATCTGCTTCTGACGTGGCGATGAAATACTTCTTCGCGACAACAGTGAGCAGCGCGCCATCCGTGCCGATCGCGATGCCCGTCGAGCCGCCAGTCACCACAAACGCCAGCCTGTCAGCAGTCAGGAACATCATGATCTCAACCGTCTCGACATAGTCGATGTCGTTGCCGGCGGCGTCCTTGAGTTGGATCGTGATCGTACGAACATTCGTGTCTTCTGCGCTGACCGAAATCGATGCATCAACGCACGGCCGGGTGATCTGAAAACCGTTCGACTTCAGTTCGTTGTATGCGCCGATCCGCAGCCGCCGGCCATGGACGGAAATTTCCGATCGTGCTTGAGTGGTCATCGTCGTTATCCTTTGCTGTTGCTATGACGATTTGTCGGGAGGGCGAAGTCTAATACCCGGCATACAGCCCCATGGACGCCGTCGTGCCGCTGTTGCGGACAATCTTGACATTCCATGGGTAATCTTGGCCGGCATTCATGTAGCGGGTGACGTCGGCACTGCCACCTTCAAGGCGCATGACAACGGTTCCGGAGACGTTGCAGCCCAAAGAGCGAGAAACTCTCGCTAGAGTCACGTCGCCACCGCTGTAATCAATGGCGATCATGTCCTGAATTCCAGCCAAGAATTCCACCGAGCTGCGAGAGGTCTTGTTGGCAACCATGTCTCAATCCTTGTCTGCAGGTTTGATTGGCTTGGGGCGGCCGTAGAACCATGGCCCAAGCCACCCAGGCTTATTCATCTCGCCAAAGCCTCTGCAACGGCGGCATACGGACAGCGCAGCAGGGCGCCGATTTTCTCAATCGTGAGGCCTTTAGCTGCGAGGCGCTTCACCTCGGCCACCGGAGCTCTGATTTCAGGCTCTACCTTTGCGTTTGGCTTTGATGTCATCTCCACGATATCGCCTCTGCGGACACCGTGAGTATGAACCAGGCTGCTGACATTGTGCCGTGTGATCTCGTATTTTTCGGCAATGTCAGCGACCTTCATTCCTTCGGCGAATGCCTGCAGGACGAGATCGGTTTTGGGGCTCCTGACGTTGCTCACTTGCATCTTTCCCAGATCGTAAACAGCCCGACGTATTGCTTGCGCCCGTCTGGATACATCAGGAGGCGGTAGCGTGTGGTGCCTTCCAAGCAGAGCGGCTTTGCCTTATCGCGCTCCTTGGCGATCTGTGGGCGAATAGATAGTGGTTCAGCGTCGGGGCGAACAGCAGCGTGAGACGGCGTAACGTACGCAAGGATCAGAAGTCCAAGCGCGAACAGCAACAGCAAGCCCCAAAGCAACCGGTTCAAGCGCAATAATCCTCGTAACTCTCATAAACCATGACGCCGTCCACCATCTTCCGGCGGGGCTTTGGCCAGCCCATTTCGCCACGGACGAAGCTTTCACGCTGTAGGCGGTGCATTTCGTCCAGTTCGGCTTGGGGCATGGCGGCAACGCGGGCTTTGGCTGCGGCGAATAGTTTGGTGAGGCCATCCCGTTCCGTTCCCTGCCTCATCAGCACGTTGCCGTCTACGTTGTGCGGGATCATCGCGGCGAACCAATCTGCGCAGGCCGCGCCTTGAGGATGTCCACACGTTTGCCAAGTTCGATCATTGCCGCTGTCATCCGGTTTTGCGACTGCAGGCGCTCATATTGGACAAAGGCTTGCGCCAGGGTAATGGCGATGAACACGAGCATGATCAAGCCCAACCAACGCTGCAGGAGCGCTGCGAACGCCTCGATTACCGCCACGAAACGCCATTTACGGCGACCAAAATGACAGTCATTGATCACCACATTTTCAGAGTGATCGATCACGACGCCCGGAAGCGATGCAAAGTCATGATTGCGCAATATCACGCCACCACCTCATAGCCCACGATCCGGGCCAAGCCCTTTTCGTGCCAATGCCACCAATCCCGGGAACCGCAGAACCAATCCCGGGCTTTGCCGACGATCGGCTCCTCCCAGACATTCACCTTGACGCGGACAATGGTTTCACCGTCCACAGGGCATTTGCCGCCGTTCCAAGTCTTCATCTGTCACCTGTTTTGGGGTGATGCCCTGCAGGGGGTAAAAGTACCCGGGGAACCGAGATTTTCAGGCTCTCCGGGGTGATGCCCAATCGGACATTTTCAGGCCGCTTCGGTGAAATCCAGATAGTACTGTTTGCCGGGCTCAAATTGGATTGCAGCGCTCGGATTGTCGACCGTCATCCGAAGCTCGCCCCATGGCAGGGCATACTGCGAAGCGCTGATCCTATACCCGGCAACACAGCGCACCATTCCAAACTATAAACTGGCACTCTCACCTTATAGGGAAAGGCCGGTTTGCTATAAGGTTGGAGCGGGAGCCGGCATTTGCAGCCACCATTGTCGAGATGCCGAGAAGGGTGATCAAGTCCAACCGAGCATTCGTTATGCGCGTCTAGCGCCCCGCGAATTCTGTGCGAGTACTTTCCTCACTGTCACCAACCCGCCTTGGTTTCGCCTGCCGCTCGGTCGCGAACCGAGATCATGACGACGGGGACGAAGGAGCCGAAGGACGGCCTTTGGTACAATCCCGTTCTCTTTGCCCGTTAGGGCGATTGGCGCGGCCTACACGCCGCGAAACTGGTCTGGTGGCTATCGTCATCGGCTATTGTCGGCGGTTAACCCTATCGTTGCCAACTATTGTCGCCTGGCCGCCTACCCCAGGTGCCTGCATGGAACCACCATACCGCCCGCCCAGAGTGCGCACCCCAGATATCGTTGCCCAATCGGGCGAAACTTAGGGCTCTCAGCCGCAAACACGTTAGCGCGCCTCGCCCCGTCCAGACACTTAAGCCTCTTCATGATGGCGGTTCTGGCGTACCATCAGGCGTGATAGGCTCTGAGAAATAAGCGGGCGCCGTCTCCGGCCTTACCTTTCGGCGATCTTGCGACCCACCCGCGAAATCAATCCCAAACTATGCACAGAATGCCGAAAACGGCAGTAGGTTATGCACGGCCATGGGCACTGTTGTTATGCCGCCTGCTGCTCTTTGCGCTTTCGTTCGCGAGCGCGGCGCTGATCGTTTCTCATCTTGTCCGGGTTGAACCGGCTTGCCTTCCAGAACTCGCCCGTGAAGTAGTTCGGATCGCTCCAACTAAATTCGCGCTGTTCGTCTAGGATGTCCTCTTTATCGCCGAAATCAGGGTACTCTTGCAAGGTGCAAGATTGCAGCTTTCGTATATCTGCCAACGTGTTGCGAAGAAAAATTGCTTCGATGCATGAAATGGCGACATCTTTTCTGATCGCCCCGGTGTTTCGGTGGATGCCTTCGACATCCTTGCACCACCTGCTAAACGAGATACGCTTCATCACCGTCTCCATGGAGAACAGTTCGCAAATCTTGCCCTTATGGTTGGCCTGCGAATTGAATCTAGTCTCGACTGCCTTCGCGGTCCGCAAGACTTTGGCCTCCGACATAGCCCACGCCCACAGGCAGCGGCGATCTCGTTCGCGCGGCACGAAGGTCATCAACTCGTTGCATAGTTCCCATTGAGAGATTTCGGCCTTGCGGAGGCGGGTAGTGCGATGAGACAAGAAGTCGGCGCGCTCTTCCTGATAGCGTTCCGCTCCCCATCCGTTGACGTCGATCTCGCTGTGGTAATAGGGGACAGCTTGCGCTTTCAGTCGAGCCGGCCTTGCTGTGTCTGGCAGGCGCGCGTCTGTTTCCGCAGCGGAAATAAATAGCTCTTCGATCTGTTCCGGGGTCACGTCTCAAGCCTCCAAGAGTTCTGGCTGGCCATATACGCGGCGAAGCCGTTCATAAACCATTCCACTCAGCGCGTCCCGCCGCTTCACTGTGCCGCGAAGACCCTGTGAGACATAATGTAGGTATCCCACGGGTATTTTGTCCCACACAGAAAGCCACAGGCTCGCATCACGCTCGATTTCGTCTCGGAATGCCATCACCATGTCCGAGCACATCCAAAGGCCAATTTCATCGACAACAGCCTTATTGTTGGAGGTATCCGCCAACGTCCGAAGCACTAATCTCATATGTTCTTCACCGTATCGATCGATAATCCGGCGGATGGTGTTGATTGCGCGCGTCTGCCCGAGACGGGGATAGGCTGTGCCTTCGATGGCTTCTATCCCCACCTCTGCACATAGGGCCGAGACACGCGGATCAATCACGCTTTCGGCTCCCTCACGTGTCGATAGACTCAAATCGCTTCGGCTGCTCTTCCTGCTGCGGCTTGTCGGGCAACACCTTGGGCTGAGGAAGGGCGTAGAACTCCGGCGGTTTTTTCTTGTCCCAGCTAAATTCGAACGGCGGCATTTTGAGCCGGAGATCGCCCTTTTTCCCGTTCTGCTGTTCGTCAAGAAGCTCTTGGAGTTTGTCCGACATCTTCTTATCCCAAGGAAGCCGGTAATGTCGGGGGACGTCGCCGGTATCCAGCAGCACGTAGATTCCCTCGTTGACAACCATCTTGGAGCCGATCACCTGCCAGTCGCCGGGAGGGGCATTGAGGCCGGCAATCAATGGAACCGGCCATCCCAAGGTAAACGACAGGGCGGCGACAACAACAGGAGCGGCCACGAGGAACCCCGCCACAGAAATCCATCGTGTCTTTGTCTCCCGCCTTGACCAGATGGCAAACATTGCCAGCAGCCCACAGACGAAGATGAGGATCATTGCCGGGGCAAACACTTCATTCGGAACCATATTCATCATGTGCATTACCCCTTCTTTGCCGAGCGCAGCGGGCGGTAGATTGAATTGAGAGAGGCGTCATCGATCTTGCCGCCAGCGTCGATCTTGAACGAAACGGCGGTGCGTTCCTGCCCCGGCTTGGACAGCACAACCCTTGTCGTCAGAAGGATTTTGGTGGCGGATTTGTTATCCTTCTCGCCCGTGCCTGGGTTGATCGAGACCTCAACGTCGACGGGAACCGGGAATACCTTGCAGGAATAGCAGTGCAGATTCAGCCAGTAAGTCCCCGGCACAATGCCGCGCGTGTATGCGTTCTCGAAGTTGAATTTCATGGCGTCTGGCCAGTTGCCGAGATCATCGCGCAATAGGTTCCAGAGGACGCCGCCTTTGTTAGAATAGCCTATAGGAACAGGCTCGCCCGGACCCGTCACCCACAAGTCGACGTCGGTGTTTCCCTCCGGCCACGTCACGTTGACCATGAGGTTGCCGGGAGGCTCCGCTTGGGCTGTGGCCTTGGCTGTCTCCACTTTGATCAGCAGAAAGACGATAACGACCATGAAGACAAGGCCGATGATCGTGTTCATCAGGATGTCGCGATAGGCGACGGAATTGACTTCGTCGGCGCTCTTCATGGCTATTCACCCGCGACCGCATGCCAGACATTCGCCGTTTCGGCGTCTCTTTCGAGCAGAGATGTCGCCGTTGTCAAAATCCGATAGTTGATTAACACCCAAAGTCCAAGTGCCGTGCCAATAAGGGTGTTGTTGAAGGCAAATTTCATCCCCGTCATCATCCCGCCGATCGCGAGCATCGCCTGATCCGCTCCGCCGGACAGATCGATCTTGGATACTGCCATGGTGAAACCGACGATATTGCCGATCAGCCCCAAGGTGACCAGCCAACTGCCGATGTCTCCGATATGGGCGTTCTTGATGGCGATCTTGGATGCGTCGAAAGTGCCATCTCTCTTAAGCGTATTGAGGCCCTTGCTGACCTTCGATGCTCGAATGAACGTAGATACCAGCCCGACCGCAAACAGCGCCAGCATCGCCAACGGCAGTTCCATGGCACTGTTGTCGAGAAGCTTTTGAACGTAGCCCGATGCAAATCCCCACGCAACCAGCGCGAAGGCGAGCGCGTTCAGGATCATCAGGCGATAGAGGAGCAAATTCTTGAGCATGCGCATTCTCCTTTTCCTATGGCCTGTTGATCTCAACCGCCGCCCAGCAGGTCCGCCCTGGGTAAGTGGCTACTCGTTTACTTAAATTCCGGCCGCCCTCTCGATTGCCTGCCGTTTGCAGCGCGCCCACAGGATACCGTCTGCGGCGTCGATCCTGTTCAGCCGCGCCCCATCGCTGGTCCTTTTCTCCATACTCCGCAGCCTTGCCCGCCGCCGCTTTAATGCCCGTGGCACAAGTCTCCAATGGTCCTCACAGAGCCATTCCATGCCGAGTCGAAGGAGATCACCCTTGCGGTCACCCCGCGTGCGGCGGCACAGAGGGACGACACAAGCAATCCGTCGTTCTTCCTCGATCACCGTCGCAACGCCGCATCCATCGCATTGATAGGTGTATAGCCATGGTGTGCGCCGGAAATGGCCGCGATGGCAAAGGCCGCAGATGTGATCGGTCATTGCCGCAGTCCTGGTGCGTCCATAATGTTGGACTTCTCATCAACGACGAGCATGATACCGTCCTTCGTCATCGCCGATTTCACAACGCATTGACGAGCGTGATCCGCGTCGGTGATGAGGGCTGAGCCGCCCAGCCGCACCAACAAGCCGGCGATGACGCGCTGCATGAACTCTGGAAGCTGCATAAGTTCGTTTAGTTCGTTGCCAGTCGGCTCACGGCGCATGTTGCTTGCCACGGCTCTACGATCCTTCCTGTTTGTCATTGCCCTGTCCTTTCGATTGATACCTTCGCGAAACTCGCCTCTCCAGCCCATCCACTATCGCCGCCGCTGCTCTCGTAGAGCGCATAGGCTTCGGGAAGGTATTGATCGGCCCATGAACGGCCATTGCCGAGCGAGGTGCCGAGAAAGGCGTTATCGTCCAACATCGCCAGAGTCTCCGCTATCGGCAGCAGCTTGGCGCGCTCTGCATCGGTGAAGGATTCGACTGGTCGCCATCCTTCTGCGGGTTTGGGAATGCGGTAGCCGGGAGGGCGGCGCGTCATTGGCTGGACCTCTTCGTCTCAACCTGTCGGACAGCCCATAAACAAGTAGTATGGTCGCGACCGCCAAACATCCGCCCCAACTGCGGAAAACTGACATGTGGAAATTTCTGTTTGATTTCCCAGATCAGCAGTTGGCGAGCGGCGACTACGCTCCGGCCACGGTATGGCCCAACCATATCCTGATAGGTGAACCCGAGTTCCTTCGCCCGACGCTTCAAGTACCGCACTGGCGATGTTTGCTGTCGCTGCTCCGCATGCCACGCATCGATGTGGGCGGTGAATTCGATATCGCCACGCTTCCATAGCGGCATTGGGGTGGGCTTGGGCCGTTCGATAATGCGAGCCACGACGATGACAGGCTCCGCAGGCGGTGGGGCGTCCGTTGCTGGCACCTTTACGCCCATTAGCCTTCTACGGCATTCTGCATGGGCTGCCCGCTGTGCTGCTTCGATAGGGCCGATGGGTTGGGGATGGATCATTTGCGTCCGCCTTTCTTCCGCGCCGGAACTTCAAGGCCAGCCTCAATCATTGCGGTCCTCATCCGATCGGCCCCGTCTTCGATAACGGCCAAGATGTTTGCAGGCCCATGCCAGGATTCCGCCAAGTTCAGGGAGTGGGCGACTTTGACGGCCTTGATGATCCGATCCGTCTCGTACGAATAGAGCCGATCGCCGAAGTTCTCCCTGATGGCGTCGATCAGCTTCGTTGCGCCGTCGCGGAATTCCCGCTTGTCGTTGATGCGGCGCTCGACTTCCTGCTCAATGCCCTTGTCCCAATCGGCTTTAGCTGCCCGCACAGCGTTGCTGATGGCGGCGGCGTCCTGTTCACCGGCTCGACGCACCAACGCAGCCACAAAGCCAGCCGTGAGCGGTTCTGGCGTCAATAGCGCCGGGTTCTTCCTGCATCTGAGAGCGCCGTCCTTGAATTCGTACAAGCCCCAAGTCACCGGCAGTTCGTCGGCCTTCACCATTCCAGCCGGAGCCGCCAGTGACCAGCGGTGGCAATGCTTGTATATGGGCAGAGACTTCGCTGGATTCTTCATCTCATTGAGGAAATCGCCGCGCGAAACCTTCACCTCGAATCCATGGACTTCATGCCCGGTGGATGGCCAGACGCCGATAGTCACGGCATCGGCATAGGTTTTGATTTTGAAACCGGTATCGTTCGAGACTTCGAAGAATGTCTGATAGGCCGGCGCGTCGAAGAGACGCTTGATGGCGCGTTTGATATCGGCGGATGTCACCTTCGCGGGAGGCGATTCTGAGATTTTGGCTTCGATGGTGTTCATGCTTCCGCCCTCGCTTCGGCTGCGTCGAAGTTTGGCCGCAGGCAGCAATCCAATTCCGCGCGCGTCGTGGCAAAATCCTTATGCAGGATCGCAACCCCGCCTTCCTTCTGCCAGCACGTCGTATTCCGTTCGAAATCATCAATCAGGACGTCGCCAGGTGCATGCATGAACAGCGGCTTGTTGTGTCCGCCCATGACAGGGAGAACGATGCATTTGGTGGATAGATGCTCTCGCACCCATGCCCGTTTCTGACGCGCTGCATTGGCGTAATTCGTCCGTGGGCAGGCGGTGAGGATGATCGGATCAAGCCATGATATCCCGTCGAAGAACACCTTGGCCCCCTCGCATGGCGGCATGTCGCGGAAATAGGACGGATGGGAATTGATCTGCACCCACATGTCATCATCGGCAAGGGACTTGTGATCAAGGCCGAAGACTGCCGGGAAATGAGCATCGAAGTCGGCCATGACGCCGTCCAAGTCCAGATAGAGTTTGGGGAAATTCGTTGTCATGCACTTATCCTCGCTACTCGCTCAAACCTCTTCTTCGCCTGCACGATCAATCCCCGATCTGTCTTCGGCTTTACCTCCAGCCAGAACTGATCCGGCAGCGGATCGATATAGACTGCATCGGCACGCTCCATTGCCGCTACCAGAGCCTCCAGGGCTGCTACACGCGCATCCTTGGGGCTGGGATATGTGATGGGGCGTCCGCAGTGGTCGCAGAGCCTGTGGGGATGCTTCTCACCCGAGAGATGATACTCGGCACCCCATCCTTTCGACGTGGGGATGGCGCGGGCGATGGATTCGGTGATCATGCCGCGATGTCCTTCATGATTTCCTCAACCATCTCGATCCTGCGGCCTATCCACCTCATCACGTTGACAGCCATGGAATTACCAAGAGCCTTATACTGGGGGCCATCGGGAGCTTCTGGCTTGCCGCGCCAAGGGATGTTGCAAAAGCCGTCCCTGAAGCCCTGTAGGCGGTGGCATTCGGTGGGGGTTAGGCGGCGGACTGCCCAGGCGGACTGTACGGCTTGCACTTCTTGGCGAGCCTCTAGGGTGTAGGCGATGTCCTTCTGAACGCCGACGCCATCTGGGCCGCTGAGCGGATTTTCGCGTGTCGCACCTGCTTGGATCGCGATTGCGCCGACGCCAATTCCAGCCCGGCCACCATTCGGTGTGAGAACAGCGTTAGCCGTCCCGTCCTGCCGCCATTCGATGTCAGGTTGCCCGTCGCGGCCACGGATGGCGAGTGTCATGGGATGAACCGGTACTAGGGGCGTCCCGCGCCCGGTTCCGTCTTCGCTGGCGTCAAATCCTTCGCCACGCAGGCTATGGGCAACGAGCAGTCCTTCGCGGCTCTCGTGGTCGCCGTATGGATTGCTGGTGATGGATGGCGCTACTCCATGAGCAACTAAACTATCGCAGGTATCCACATCGGTCCCATAAGGCCGATCGCCGCCGGTTTGATTGCCGCCCGCGCGCATCGTGGGTGCTGTATGTGCGACGAAGTTCTCCGTCTCCCAATCCAGCCGTTGGGCATAGCCCGCTGTGTCACAGCGGGCTGCATCATCGGCGATCAATCCTCCATCAAGATCGAAATCGGTTCCGAGTCCGCCACCGCCTGTAGGGCGCGAGCTAATTGTGGGGGCAACGTTTTGCCACGCTTCTCGGCGCGGCGCAGTATCCCCGCGCATGCTTTCGCGCTCAAGTAATACCGCTGCGGCACGTCGCCAATCTCCAAGATATCCGACAACGAACACACGCCGTCGTCTCTGAGGGACAGCCCGCCCAAATCCGTCCACTCGGATATATTGAGCGTCAAGCACTCGCCATGTGAGGCCGTATGCGCGGTGGTAGCCTGGGACAACTCCCGCATTTCCCCAGCCGTTGATGGGGACTTCGATCCGTCTTCCGGAGAGCAGTCCCAGAAAGCTTGCAAAGTCTCGTCCACCATTGATCGAAAGGACGCCGGGGACGTTTTCCCACGCCACCCATCGGGGCCGATATCTCCGAGCAATTGCAGCATAGGTGAGCGTGAGGCTACCACGGATGCCATCCATTCCCGCCCTGAGGCCCGCGATCGAATAGTCCTGGCAGGGGGTGCCTCCGACAAGAAGGTCAATTGCATAGTCTGGCCACTCCTCGAATTTCGTCATGTCGCCAAGGTTCGGAACGCCGTTCGATGTCGGCGCTTCGCCCGGCATATTGCTGCCGTAGTGGTAAGCGAGGACGGCAGAGGGGAATTTCTCAATCTCGCTGAAGAATGCTGGCGTCCAGCCGAGCGGATGCCAAGCATGCGTTGCCGCCTCGATGCCGGAGCACACGGAACCGTACCGCATCAAAACAGCCCCCGCTCGTCAATCGCCACATAGAACCGCTCTGGACGATGGGCCAGTTGGTAAAAGCCTATCCATCCTGTGCTGATGTGGATGGCGCCGGTTTCGTAGCGGGAGGCGTTCATGTGGCCTTCCTCTCGCGCTCTAATCGCAGGCCGTGAGCCTTTATGCCGTGGATTATGGTGTGGTGATCGCGCCTGAACTTGCGGCTGATCTCCGACAACGAGATATCGTACCGTTCCTGCCTAATTTGATGCCAGATATGATGGCGCGCACGGCATATCTCCGCCTTTCGGACGTCACCAAGCACCTGCTGCATCGTAATTCCTGGGTGCTCGCGTAGCACTTCGGCCGCGATCTCCGTCATAAGCCTGCGAACTGGAAAGGCGATTACGAAGTTTGCGTCCAAGCCTTCCGCTCTGAGAGTCCTTTGTGTGGACCTCAACTCAAACTCCGCGCTGATCGAAAAGGTTGAAATATCAATCACGACGCCGGCCCCCAAACTTCAAAAAGGCTCCAGAACCATGTCGACTTCGCCGGCAGCATGCGCCGCGTGGCCATGGAAACGAACGTCGGCTGATCGACATGTTCCGCGAGCATCCGAAACCCCTGCCCCGCCAATTCCCGTGTCCGCTCGCGATGAGCAATGCGCCAGTCAATCCATGGCCGGCTCTCGGCGCGATAGGTGATTTCTTTTGGCCTGTTGACAGCGTCGAGACGGGATTGCTCGTCACGGACGTATGTTGCCAGCTCTGGAGACGTCGGGCAGAACCGGAGCGATGCGCCCTTGATCTTGCCTTCGCGAAGATAGTCGATCGTGTTCGATATCGCTTCCGGACTGTAGCTGCGGAGCGCGTAGCAATAGGCATCGAGGATGGCCATCTGGCGTTCACGCGGATCGTGCTCTTCTTCGTTGCCCTTTGGGGCATTGAGTGGCAGCGCAACCCACAGAGCCTTTAGGCTATCGATCACAGGGGGGCGAAAATGGGCTGACATCTATCTGCCTCCCGTCAATGCGAAATGCGTTCGCGGTAGCGGCCCATGACTTCGCCTGCGAAATCGGCCATATCGTTCGAGCGCTTCGGCTGGTTGCGGGCGTCCTTGCGGATTTCGTTCTCATACCAGCTAGCGAAAAAACCTCGCCATGAGTGAGCTATCTGCATCTCCGCCGCCGCGCGCGCGTTGCCTGTCTTGAGATATTCCTTGACGAGCAGCTTGGCCGCATATTCGGTGATCGGCTCTTTCTTCACGTCATCACGAAGCTCAATTACGGCTGCCGCCAGTTCCTCGCCAAGAACGGGAATAAGGATAGGAAGGACTTTGGCCGCGTCCGTCCGTTTCGTTGAAGCTCTTGCCATTTTGCTTCCTTTCGTCTTGGGGGATTTCGTCGTGTCTGTTTTCGATAAGCGCCGCTATGAGCGCGTCTGCGTCGGCTTCGTTGTCGGGAAGCCGGACGATCGGCGCGTGCTTGACATGGGGCGAGCGCTGGGCGGATGATTTGGGCATCAAACCTCCACGATCTTGATGGCGGGGAAGAGCGCTTCAACGAGCGCCTTCTTCAGCTTATATTCTTTGGTGCGGAAGCCTTTGGCGTCTTCGATGACGCGCTTTTCGCCGTCGAAATAGGCGAAGTCGGCCTTGTAATAGGCTTGCCGGCCGCTGTCGTATTTCACGGGATTGCCACGAACCTCGAAATTGAACCGCGGCTGCCTTTCGAGGTGCGATATCTTGCCAGCACGCTCCAATGCGCGAAGTTCACACCAGCGATCGGCTTCCTTTTTCGAATCGAAAACCTGGCCGTCGACAACGGTTCGCTTCGCGCCGAACTTATTCTTCGGCTTCGCTTCCGCCAGAGCGGCGCGGTATTGTTCGGCTGCCTTGCTCATGCTGCGCTCCCAGCAAAAAGTGGCCCGTGATCAGCGACGACTTGCTTGCGCGGGATTCTCCACTCGGTTTCGATCCGTCGCCGCGCGATCTCGACATAGTCAGGGTTCAGTTCGATAAGTTCGGCCTGGCGTCCATGCCTCAGAGCCACGAGGGCCGTTGTTCCGGCGCCGCCGAATGGATCAAGGACAACGCCGCCTTTAGGGCAGCCAGCCAGAATGCAACGTTCCGCTAGTTGAGGAGGAAATGTAGCGAAGTGCGCGTCTGAAAAAGCCTGTGTCGCCATCTCCCACACAGTCAAAGGAGCGGGTTCATAATTGCGCAGATAGCGGCCGTTAGAGCACTGCTCTTCCTTTTCCATCAGATCCCAGCGATCGTTAAAGCCAGCGTGTCGGCGGCTGTGGCCTCGCTGCTTGTCGATCGTCTTGCCAGCCTCGCGGCCATTCCTGTGATGCGAACCGTGTCCACCGGCCCCTGTGTCCCAGCCATCAGGCATTTTGATGCGCTTGTTGCCGGTGACAGCACGCCTTCTAGGCTCGCCACCGACATAGGAGCCACCGCGATACGTCATCGCGTCTTCGTCGGAAGTTCTGCCCTGCCTGACAATTTCAGCGTCAAAGTAGGCGCCCATTCGAATCCAGCGGTGACCTTCACGTGATGGATCGGTAATGAGTGCGCAGCGCTCCGAAAGATCTGGATTAAAGGAAATTTCGCCCGAGTCGCGAGCGCGCCAAACATCAGCATCGTCGCTCTTGGTGAGCATGAAGATTTTCTCATGCGAGGTGGATGGGCGATAAGCGCCGGAGCTGTCTGGCATGGGGTTCGTCTTGCCCCAGATAATCTCGGATCGAACCCACCAGCCTGCGTCCTGCAAGGCAATGGCGAGCCGGTTAGGGATCATGCACAAGTCCTTTGCTTTGAGCGTCCCGCCGATGGTAGAGAATGGCTTATCCCGGAAGGTTCGATCGTCCAGCCCTTCGGCCTTGTATTCTGCGGCTGACTTGTGGTTCGGCGTCGTCGCGTAGCAATCGCCATAGTTTATCCAGCAAGTGCCTGTCGGTTTGAGGATGCGGCGGACTTCCTCGAAAACCTGCACCATAACCGCAAGGTGTTCGGCTAATGTTGGCTCAAGCCCCATCTGGCCAGCAACACCATAATCTCGCAGCCTCCAATATGGCGGGCTACAGACTGCGCAGTCCACGGAATCGGACGGCATGCTACGCATCACCTCAAGGCAATCGCCAATGTGGATCACGCATCTTCCGTCCAAGATTGAAACTGCCGCCATTCGCTATCCGCCTGTTTCGGGAGAAAGAACCTCCGACATTCGCGTCGGAGGGAGGTGGGGCCGCTGGGAGGGGTGCGCGGCCGGGTGACTGTTACTTCCCGCCAGCCGCGCGCTGGCGCAGATCGTCGCTGAACTGCTCCACCTTGCCCGTGGATGCATAGTTGGCCGTCCGCATGGAAAGCCCCTTCATAGCGGCGTCATAGTTCCCGGCGGCCATATTGAGCGTCTGGCCGGCGGCATTGCCGAGAGACGCGCCCTGTCCGAATGCATCGAAGTCAGCACCGAGGAAGACGACATCAAAGCCCTTGGCTCGCATCTCGTCCAGCATGGCCTTGGCGGCTTCCTTCTTGATTTCGCGGCTGTCGTTCTCCTGGCCGTCCGTGATGATGACGATCGCGGCCTTGGAAGGGTTGGCTGTGCGGATGGTATCCACAAGCCTGCCGATGGCGTCATAGAGCGGCGTGGATGCCCGTGGAGCGATTTCGCTGGCGGCGATGGCCTTCCACTCGTCCGCGCGCATTGAAGAGCGCATGACGGTAAATGGATCGGCGCTGTCGAATGCCGCGACGGTAACGAGCGCCTTCTTTGTCGCCTTCTCGCCCGCCAGTCCTTCGACATAGGCATTGAGCGAGCCGATGGTTTCCGCCCAATGGGTTGCCATCGATCCCGATCTGTCGAGTAGGATGTAGGCGTTAATGTCTGCTGCTGCTTTCTCTGTCATCGATCGTCCTTTCCTTGATCAATTTCCTCAATCCAATCGGCCCAATCAGCGAGACGGTGAGCCTTGTCCGCGTGTTTGTTGGCGGATCGCCTCCATCTGCGGGCCAAAAAACTCCTCATCGGTTCTGGCAAGGCGCGCATCCAACGAAGCCAGACGGGCACGTAGATTGTTGCTTTCACTGCGGCTTTCCTCCCGTTTGAGCTTTGCCATCTCGGCAGCTTGGGCCAGTTCAAGCATCTGCCAGAACTCAACCTTTCGGCATTCATTGTTCCACCAGGCCCGCAAGCGACGGTGTGTCCACTGCTTTTCCGGCTCGTCCTTGTGCTTGAAATTTTCCCGTAAGAAATTGTGTGCGCCAGTGAGCATCGCCTTCACCTTGTCGGTGCCGGCGATCTCCTGAACAAAAACCCTAGCGAGTGCTACGTCAGACATTCTCTTTCGCCCTAGTTGAATTCGCTGTTCCAAATATTCGGGTGAGATTCCCATGATTTTCGACGCCCTTCTGTGTGAGTGTTGTTTCGTCAACACCGACACCGGGCCGCTTAGGAGAAAGGCTGAGCAGGTATCCCCGCCGCATCCCTTGTTTTGCCGAGTAAGTTCTGCGTCCGGTTCGGGCTGAGGATGATAGTTCCCCGTCATCCTCAGCCCTGTCCGCCACGCAAAGCCATCGGCGGTAGAAAATTCACTGGCAAATGACGGCGGTCGCCAAACCATGGCCGTCATCGCCACATTCCATTTCAGTCGGTGAAAACCGGCATGCGTCCAAAAATCAAAAGGAAGGCGATCAGCCACAGCAAGAGAATGCCGGCGACCACCGCCACCGGAGGCCAAACCAACCGAAAAACCTGAGCCGCGTACCAGAAGAGAGAATAAGCCCACATCATTTCGCCGTCCTCAGTTCCGAGATTTGCTGGCGCTCGGCTTCACGTGCCTCATGCAGCCACTTGTAGACTGTCGCCTCTGACTTGCCTTTGAAGGCTGCTATCTCGAAAGTGGAATAGCCCATGCGAAAGAGCGCCAATGTAGGAAGCTTTCGAAGCTCTGGATTGCGGGCGAATTCGTTTGGGACGAGGCGATCAGCGTTCATCCGCGCCTCCCATACTGATCGGAACCGAGTCCGTTGGTGGGATCGCGCTCGCTGCCAGCCGAGATTTCAGCATGACTATTGCGGCGAAAACCTATGAAGCCGACAAAACCGCCAAGCAGGAATGAAATGATGAGCCAAAGAACGAACGCCATGTCAGTTCTCCTCATAGCCGCTGAAATCGAACAGATGCGCTTCCTCATGTCTTGGGAAGATGAGAGCCGCTTCGCTATCCGAAAGCCCCATGCCGCGGCGCTCTGCGTTGTTGCGGCGGATCGCATGGTTGTAGACTTCGACGGACTGCTTTTGAGCGATGGACGTACCGTTGAAATGACGGCCATGTTTCAGGCCGAATGCCCGAACCGCATCACCGCTCGGGGCGCCGAGACACACAGCGATTTGCTTGCTCGTCATTCGGCACTCGTTGCCGCCATCGATTTGGGCAAGCTTTTGTTCGGTTGTGGAAGTCTGCCAGAAGGACATTGTTCAGCCGCCCTTCCGCACGCATTCATGGGAGCCACCAACAGTGGTTTTCCACTCGCTGCCTGCCTTTACGCATTCGGTGGCGATTTTCGCTTCCTTGGTGTTTTCTGCGATCGCCATGACAACCATGAAGGCCATGAACGCACAGCACATAATCACCAGTCCCAATCCTTCATTCATGTCCCGCTCCTCGAAGGTGCTGGATGAGCAGCGCGCCTCTTCCTATTCAAGGCCAGCGAGGCGCAATGCTTGATCCATGCGTATTCGTTGAGTTCCGCAAGTATTTCGGATATCGTGATCGGAACGCCGTCCTTGAGGATTGCCGCCCCATCAGCGCAGACGCCCTCTGTGTAGGTTGGTTCGACTTCAATCTTTTGAGCTTCAAGCCAATCGGACATTGCTCACGCCTCCCCTTTGCGGATGGCGGTGGCGATGTGGCTCGCTGTGAACGATTTGCCATACTGGATAAACGTCGCCTTCTCAGGATCCCCCCATTCCAGCGACCCAGCCGCGGCGTCCTGACTGTTCTTCATTCGCTGATCTGCCTCAGCATCGGCGATCTTGGCGCACTTCTCGCGCTCTTCCATGACGCCCTTGGCCATCATCTCAATGAGCAAAGCATCACGACGCCAGCCCACGAACGAAGCCAGTTCCAAGCAGCGTTTCCAAATTGCCACTGGGATCGTTTCAGGACGATCGTCTTCGTTGACAGGCTTGGGCGCGGAGCGGATAGCATTCTTCAGTTCGATGTCAGCAATCTCATCTCGGATGCCGTTGGCTGCTCGTTCGATCGAGTGGTTGTATTCGTGATACGCGCCGACATTGTCGGGTATCATTTTCGAATGTGGCTTCTGGCTGATCGCGGCATGGAGCGCGTGGACATGCGCCTTGATGCCCGTGAGATCGCTCTTAGGTGGCGTGTTGACGAACTCCCGATCGCCGACAACCCGCATCACTGCATCCACCTGCCATTCGGTGAGCGTGCGTTCGCCCTTGTAGCCTTCTCCAGCGTTGCCGGGATCGGATATGGCGAAGGAGATTTGCTTGCGGAGATCAGTCACGGCGCAAAATCCTCCCTGCGCTTCATCTGGGGAATGCGATTGAGCGCCCATTGCCTTCTCGTAGGAGAGCCGCAACAGCCTCAGCGGAACGGTGACCGGGTAATCGTCGTCCATCGGCACGTAGCCGCCGACTTTCATTGCTGTGTCGTGCTCTTCCCAATGGGCGACGTACAGGCCAGCCAATTCTGCTATGATGTCTCTGGCGTCCATCTACGCGGCCCTCGCCTTGAGCGTAGCCATGATTGCCCGAGCGTCTTCGAGCGCGTTATGCGGCACTGCGGACGGCAGGAATTCCATGTCTGGCAACAGCACTGCGGTGCACGGGATATGGAAGCTTTCCGTATGATCCCTGCCGGCGAAAACCTGGAAGAAGTGGACGAGATCGGTGTACCAATCGGCGACGATGGTGATGTCCTCACCCTCTTCAAGGAACTGCCGGAGGTAGAGATTGAACAGGTGCCGGAAGACTTCCTTGCTCACGTCGCCCTGCCCGAGAACTGGGCAGACGTGCTCGTTCACCCACGGATCGATAATGTCGGGCCGTGGCAGGACGAGGTAAAATTCCCGCCCGTCCTCAGCGACGAGCGCCATGGAGATAAGCTCTCCACCAAAGCCGTTGAATTCGCAGTCGAGAGCGATGCGCATTCAGGCCTCCTCGCCATTGTAGGTCGGGAAGTCCGACTTGTTGTATTTCGGATGGGCCACGCTCCGGCGGATGGACTTGGCGGCATAGCGCTCGCCAGCGACGAAGCCCTTTGCGTGCTCATTTTCCGGAGATGGATTTTCGCGATCCTCAAGGCTCTCGCATTGGACGACGAACTGGCTCCACACCTTGTCGACTTCGGAGCGAAGGGCGGCTTCCGTGGCATTCGAGATGCGGCCGAAAATTCGGCGATGGTGCTGGATAAGTTCCAACTCGTCGTCGCTCAGAATGGGCTGCGAAATGTCCTGGCCGAGCAAAGTGTTGATGCTGGTATTAAGTGCCGACGCGACAGAAAGCAGCATGGTTATCGTCGGGTTGACGGAATTGCCCTTTTCCAAATCCCAGATGTGGGACTTGCTCGTGCCAGCGCGGCGGGCAACCTCCTCAAGGCTGATATCCAGTTCCTTGCGGCGCTTGGCTATGGCGGGGCCTATCTTGCGGACGATGTCACTCATGTGCCGCCTGCCTTGCTCTGGAAACCAGCAGCATTGCGATGCCCGCCGCCGCCAAATTTTGAGGCGATTTCAGAAACATCAACTCGGCTATCTTCTGAGCGGAGCGACCATTGAATAAAGCCATCGGCTCGACGGAACCAACATGCAGCGAATGGCGCGTCTGGATATGTGTTCAGGAGTTCGTGCGCGGTATCGCTGGCATAGTGGTATGGCGCGTTGACAACGGGAACAGAGTAGCCGCCGACGTCTTCGAAATACGTCTCCGCCATCAGTTTCTTGATGTTCGAGCGATGGGCGCGGAGGATAACCTCGCCTTCACCAATCAGTCGGTGCGGGTTCCTGGCTATGTCCGTCCAGACGTCGAAGTCCATCGGATAAGTGCGAAGCGATGCCGAGAACTGCCTTGTCCTGTCCTCATAGGCAAACCGCCACAAGTCGCGATCCTCGATAAGCTGAAGCATCGTAGGCGGATCTTCGTTGTGCGGGATGCCGTGGGCAAATTCCCATGCCAGCACCGCGCCGGAACGGCTCTGATCGAAGAAGGCGATGATAGGCGGCCGTTCCAGTTCGTAGAGCTTGCCGAGCATGCCGCCGATCTTTTCGGGCATGTCGTTCAAATCGCAAACGCCATCGGCCCGAACGAAAATGAACGGAGCGAGATCGGCTTCCGCCGTCTTGTGGTGATCGATGATGACGATGGACTTGGCGAATTGTGCCATGGCGTCGATGCCGGCGCGCTTGGCAGAAAAGTCCACGAACAGGACATTCTCGCCCGCAACGTCAGGCAAATCCTTACCGTAGAAGCCAGCTACGAATTCACAGTCTGGCCAGCGCTTCCATACCGCCCAAGCGGCTCCGAAGCCGTCGTCGCAGTTCCCATGATAAATGCAGATATCTGGTTTCCAGTTGCTCACTGCATTCTCCCTGTCGGCATGGGGTGGCTTGGTGCATTGGGGATAGGAGGAGAGGTTGAGCGTCATGCTGGTTCACCCCTCTTGACGTTGGGGCGTTCATGACGCGTCTCGCCTTCGACGGAAGCCATTATAAAGGCGTCGATCTCGTCAATCGGTGCCACGAGTTTCAGCGTCTCGTATGCCCAGTAAACCATGCCGTGCCGGCCCCAATTGTCGTGCCGATGGTTTTCGTGCTGCTCAAGGAAGGCAAGCGATCCGCCGAAAAGCCCAACTGGGCAGCGCTTCGGGCAACCTGCATCCAAATCTCGCTGATCTGGCATATTGCTGCGATGCAGGAAGAGCAGCCAGACAGGCCGCGACGACGTTTCCTGAACCTGCTTGTAATCTTCGTAGTGATTGAGATCGATGCCGGTGCACCAGCAAGCCGTCTTGCGATGCCACGAGAACACCGTCTTGTGTTTTGCCTCGATCCAATTCATCGCCGGCATGACGAACATATCTGGCGCTGCGAAACGGCCACGCGGCGTGAAAAACCGTGGGCCTTTGCCGGTATCAATTTCCTTCTCATAAACCGGCAAGACGCTATTGCCGCGAGACATGCACCATTTCGCAATGATGCTCTCGCCAAGTTGGCCGTGTGCAAGCTGCTGATCGAAGGAGGACATCAATCAAGCCTCCAATCCATGACGGACGACGACGAAACCAACTTCACCGAACACATCCGCGAAGATATCGACTTCGGTGCCGAAGTAGAAAAACGCCTGCCCCTGGGTCGGAGCGGCAACCTCGCCAGATGGCGACACAAACTTGACGCGGCCTCGCGTGAAGCAAATTGCAGCGGCGGAACGCGCAAGCTTCTGAAACCACGCCGTATCGGTGTAGTTGTGCGTCAGCGCGATAGCCGCTGTCAGCCGCTCGCTTTCCCATTCGGCTACGAGTTTGTCGGCGAAGTAGGAGATTTCCGGCTGCGCATACGGAGGATTCAGCCAGACATTGCCCGCCCATTCCTGTTCAAGACCATTGGTTTCGGCGCTGAAAAAGCGCTCTGCTTTCACTGCCCGATTGGCGACGTGGCTGGAGGCAGGATCAAGGTCGATGCTGCCGAGAGCCTTGCGCGCCAACTCAATATGTTCGTCTGGGGTATACCACTCGTTTTCGCCGGTTCCAGTAGTGCCGCGAACTCCAGCCTCTATGAGGTTGACAGTGACGCGCTTATTCTCGGTCTCAATACGATCTCGCCGGTCAGCGAGGATGGCCTCGAATTCCTTCTCGGGAACAGCGGCATACTTTCGAGCTCGGTCGGCAAGGTGCTTATCGATGCCATTTTCAGCCAATGTCGGCAGTCTTTCGGCAGCAATCACCGGGTCCGATTTGGACCCGGTGGTTTTGTATTGTTCGCCGCCTTTTGCGAGTCCAACGCTTCCAGACTGCATCGCCATCAATTCGCCAAGCCTGCGTTCCGCACGGAAGCGGATTTCAGAGGCGTCAATTTCAAGCTGCTTGTTCTTTGCCTGCTTGGCGTAGGCGCGGACGGCCTCTGCCTGATCGCGGAAGTCCTTCACTTCGTCAATCGAATTGGCTTCGGCGACAGCTTTGCAAGCTGCATCATAGCGGAGAAGCCCACCTGTGGGTGCCGGAGCAATAGTCGCGACAGCAGTGTTTTGGCCGAACTGAATCATGCTCACTCTGCGGCCTCCGGCGTTGCCGGGGCGTCCGCCACTTCGAAGATGTCTGGCCGCAAAACTTCCATGGGAATGCCAGTCGCAATGCTGACGTCCTTCATGCGTTCGGCTGGGACCTTGTCCCATTGTGCGATTGCCCCCCGAGTGACGCCGATCCGGCGGGCCAGCCAAGACAGCGGCATCCTTTCTCGAACAGCGTCCATTCCAGTCAGCTTCTGCACTTTTCAAACTCCGTTTTAAGGGTAGTTCGATCTATGTACAGTTTAACTAACTCGCCGTCAAGGGAGTCTATCGAAGATTATGACGCGAATGTCGATTATCAAGGGCGCATGGAATTAAACGCCCGAATCCATAAAGCTAGGATCGACGCCCGGATGACGCAGGATCAACTTGCGGACGCCGTGGGCAAGACGCGCGGCGCTGTATCACAATGGGAAAGTGGAGAAGTAAGGCCGCGACACTCCACCCTAAAAGCGATTGCTAATGCAACTGGAAAGCCTTTAACATGGCTGGAGAGCGGCATCGGTAAGGATGCCACAGGACTCATGGTCGTCGGCGAAGTCGCTGGCGGAGTCTGGTTGGAGGGTAGCGTGGAGTACATTCCCCGTGGAGTGCCGGTAGCGCCCCACCCAGACTACGCCCCGGAAGCACAAAGACTATATCAAGTCCGCGGTACGTCGATAAACAAGCGTATTGCCGATGGCGAGTATGCCCATTGTGTCAACCTGAAGAGCGGAGCGATTACACTTCTCAATGGTGATCTGGTTATTGTTTGCCGGTCTAACCATGGCCTGGTTGAGTACACGGCAAAGCGGTACGTGGTTGAGGACGGAAAGAAAATCTTGCGGCCTGAAAGTGATGACCCGGCATGGCAAGAGGACATTGTGATTGCCGGTGATGGTGGAATCCAGATCGAGATTATCGATGTCGTGATCGCAAAGTGGTCGCCGCTCAGGCGTGGATTCTAAAAAACGTTCCCGGTAAAATAATATTTCTCTTCCCTTATTGTTAATGAACCTTACTAAACCCTCTATTCTCTAGGTCCTGAACCAGAGAGAGGGAGGGAGAGAGGCAAAGCTCCCCCTACCCCTCAAGGTAAGTCCTTGAAAGGCAGAGGGAAGCTGTCTGAACCGTCGATTGATCGGTCGGTCAGCAGAGGGGCCATTCGCTCGCCCTCGTCCTGATTTTCTGGCAGCGCACTTAAGGACTTTCGCTCCCCGCGCCACGGGCTTACCCAGCTAGGGAATTGCACCCCGTTACCCGTACCTGACGCCGAAACTATCCGCGCCGTCATAATCCGTCAACATCTCCGTTAGTTATTCTAACTTTTTTTCGTCACCCCTATTGCGGGGGCGTTAGTTCTACTGTACATAGTTAGTCATCAGCCGCCGAACAGCAATGCGAAGCGGCAGCCACCCCACCAAGGAGGCAGCCATGTAAACCGCACGCGGGGCGCAGAGCTAAGGACGGAAACAAGAGATTTCGAAACTTCTTTGATCACCGATCACTCGAACCCAGGAGATGGAAATGCGGCGAAGTCCGAATTTCATCATGAGCTTTATCAATCTGATCTGATCGACGGCCGGCGCCAGGTGCGCAGGAAACTCTAACCACAACCGGGACAACCCCACCAATCTCAGGCGATGCCGAGATGCAGTTACGAGCCTCTGTTCGGCAAAAAGGCTCAACAATCGCACACCCTACCAAGCGGGAGGGGTGAACTGGGGAACGAAGATGACAAAACACTACACACGAAAGATCGAAGTTCCTGCAAACAAGCGCGATGGCTTGGCGAACTTCGTCCAGATCATCATCAACCAAATTGAAGCGGGCGACATCGAAAACGCTTTGCTCTCGGCCGTAGATCTCCACGAAGACATCGTTTGCGGCATCTACGACGACGCGATGCAGGACGCCAAGGGTAGCCTCGCAATCATCCGAGAAATGGAAGCCAAGCACACAGCGGACATTATCGCCGCCGCAGAGCGCGGCCGTGAGGACGGCATTCGTGACGAGAAGGCGCGCATGGCTGCTGCTCTCGGACTCATCGCAGCCTGACGTTTTTGGCATCCGGCCATCCGTGCCGGATTTCAAATCTGTCGATTGGAACACCACGATGCTCAAGCAAATCATGAAAACCGCCTGGAACATCTTCCGCGCCAACCGTGATCACCTGACGTTTGCCGAAGCCCTCAAGATGGCATGGCTCACCGTCCAGAAGGATGCGGAATACATCGTGACGGTTTCGACTGATGGCGGACACAAGATGTACGCCTGCATGTCGAGCGAGGGCGCGCACCGGGTTCGCAAGGAGATAACGCTGTTCTGGAAAGAACGCGGCCTCCGAGTTTTCGGCGCGGATATCACCCGTGTCGCCCACCATCTCGCAGCCGTCGAAGTCAGCACCGCAGCCGAAACGAAGCGTGTTCCGGCTCGTGCGGTTCGCGATGTCCAGCCGCATGGACTGACGGCTTAATCCAGACAGGGGAATGACGGAAATGGCAATCGAACTCACCAAGGACGAACTGATTTTCGCTCAAAGGATGTTGCCACATTTCATGGCTGGCAAGTCGGCTTTGGAAGCCGCGCAAGCGGTCATGGATGATGACGCAAGGCTGTTCACTGCTTTCTGCGACCGCGCTCACGATTTCATCGTTGGAAGCTACAGCGACCACACGGGACGGTCACAGCGCACCCGCGATGGTAAGGGCGATCTGATCGCGTCTGAAATTTCCCGCACCGTTTACGAACGGCTTCGCGCCGCCTGACATCCCCCGCATTGGCCTTCGGGCCAGCCCAAACTTAAGGACGGAGTGAGATGCACAGGACATATTCAAGCAAGTCAGCAGCCAAAGCCGCCATCAAGAAACAAGGGCTTCAACTCATGCCGCATACCATCGAAGCGATCGGCTTCGACAGATGGAAGCCCATCTTCACGCCTGAAATCATGGAAGACGTCGAGGAAATCGAGCGCCGCGGTTTCCGTGCGAAGCTTTCCCCGCCTCCGCCCGCAAGTGCTTCGACTGCGACGACGGCTCTCAGTCCCGCCACATGAACTGCGGGCCAACCGCATAACCAATCCACAGGAACACGACAATGCACAGCGCATCAGACTTTGGATATCAGCCCGGAACCCCAGCCTGCATCGCCTGCGGCAAGACGGAACTATTTTGCTGCGATGGCGCCGGTACGCCGCTCCCAGAAGCCGTAAAGCTTTTGATGCAGGTGAAAAGCACCCTTGAGCATCATCGCCGCTTCGGCGTCGACAGCCTCAACGAGCACAGGCGGAAACTCTCCGCAGTCGAAGGCGACATCGAAGAGTGGCTTATCGCCGCCGGTTTTCAGAAAAGCGAATTTCAAGACGAGCCAGCCGCATAGCCACCCACCCAACTCCCTTGGAGGAAGACGGAAATGCCACAAATCAGCGAAGCAGTTTTGAAGGTTCTGGACGCCGGCCAGTACGACGGTTCGAAGTTCGTCCTCGTCGGGCAGTTGGATCGCAAGCTCTACACCGACACGAACAAGGTTCTCGAAGCCGCAGGCGGTAAATGGAACCGCAGCGCCAAGGCTCATGTCTTCGACGGCGCGGCGATCGACGCTCTTGAGCCTATCATTCTGACGGGCGCGTACAGCCGCACGAAGCAGGATTTCGGGCAGTTCGATACGCCGGAAGATTTGGCGGCGGAAGTCGTTGCTATCGCCGGCATAGAGCCGAGAATGAACGTTCTGGAGCCGAGTGCCGGCGTAGGCAATCTCGTTGATGCAATCGTTTCTGCCGGTGGCATCGTTCATGCTTTCGAGATTGACGACAAGCGCCGCGCCGTCCTTCAAGCATCGGGACTCATGCGGTTCCCGGTGGCATCTGGCGATTTCTTGACGTTCGAGGCGTCACCAACTTTCGAGCGCGTCGTCATGAACCCGCCTTTTGCCGCGCAGGCGGATATACGGCACGTCATGCACGCCTTCAAGTTCCTGAAGTCCGGCGGCAAGCTGGTTTCGATCATGTCGTCTGGCGTCATGTTCCGAGACAACAAGCTCACCGCCGATTTCCGAGACTTCGTCTACGCCCACGACGGCTCGATTGAGCGGCTTCCCGAAGATTCATTCAAGGCATCCGGCACGGCGGTGAACACCTGCGTCGTGACGATGCACGCCTGACTACCCCAGAGGCTTACGGGCGGTGCCTCGTTCAAACCGCCCACAACCAGAAAGGACGAAGCCATGCAGCGAAGTTTGCGCTCCAAGCTGTTTTTTAACGTGATCTGATTGGCCGTCGGCGCCTGGAAATGAAGCCGCAACTAACTAGCCAAGCCACCAAACGGACAGGTGGTCAGACATGGCAAGGGTCCGAGGCGGGGCGCGGCCAAACAGCGCCAATCAATCGAAACGAGAGGAACGGGACGATGGGTCCGAATTGGTACGACAAGGAAATGGAGCGGATCGAGGAAGATTACGCCGCAGCGCAGATCGATCGCGCCAGGAACCATTTTGCCGCCGATCCGTCCGCCACGCGCGAAGTCATCCGCACCGCGGCACGAGATTTGGCGAGAGCCTAACGAACTACCCCGGCTGTCGGGCGCAGCCTCATCAAATGCCCAAGAAATTCAACGCCGCTTGAGGCGGATGGAGGAATAGAAATGCCCAAGAAAATCGCAGCCGCATTGCTCGCCCTGTCCGTTCTGGCTTCATGCTCCGACGCGGATATCGCCTCGCAAAACCTTTCGCGCGCCGCCGATCAGTTCGAAATCCAGCGCCGCGTGGTGTTCTACAACGGCATTACTGGCGGCTACATGCTGTCGATTGAGGGGCTCTGCTCTCTCGGCAACAACGACAAGGCCCGCGAAGTCACGATCACCTGCAAGACGGGGCCGGGAGCCTTCAAGAAGCACTTCCTGGGCTTGTCCGACAATGTCACCTTTTTCGTTGAGCAGTTGGAAGCGAAGGACGTTTCAACCTACCATTACCGCGTGGTGTTCAAGCCTCAGACGATCATTCCCGACGTGGATTTCCGCGGCGACATGAACGAACTGGTGAATTGAGGCCCGCCATGCTCGACACACCCAAGCCAGATCGCACCAACGACAGCGCTATCTACCGCGCTCAGTACGCCGCCAGCCAAGCCGCTGATCAGCTTCTCCTTGCTGCCTATTCGGAACACGCAATCACCAGGGACATGCGCCTGTCGGCCACCGTCGAGTATCTGCGCACCGTTGCGGCTGAACTGGAAGCGCTCGGGTATCGGGCCGATGCCGTAGAGAAGGAGCCAGAGCATGGCTGACATCGTCAACGACTACTTCAAGCTCTTCTACCCGCCGCAGGAGCTTCGCGACACTGTCGAGGCCAGATACAGCGATTGCGGCTTTACGCAGCGTGTCGACGGATATTCCAACGTCTTCCCGGCCATGAAGATGGCTGATGGTCTCGAACTCAGCGTTCAGGGACATTGGGGCGCCTATTCTTGGCCGCGTGACGATTGGGCCGAAGAATATCTCATGGTTGAAATCATGGGGCCACCGAAGGCCGACGAGTTGCTGTCACCTTATGAGCGCGAATGCAACGCCGTTGGCGACGAGATGATCTACCCGTCCGTCCCAGTCCATGTCGTCCTACGGATCATCGAAAAGCACGGCGGCTTGGTCGAGGCCTCTCCTGCCGAGCTTTGTTCAGACTGCCCTCCGCATGGATATCCAACCGATGAAACTCGGTGCGATCCATGCCCGCGTCGAACTACCTCTATCGAGGAGGCGGTCAATGTCTGAACAGGGCAAAAACGGCGAGTTCTACACCAAGGGAAACGTCGTCTGGAAATCTCCTATCGTTCGTCGCAACGAAGCCAACAACGGCGACAGCGTTGAGGTCGGTTTTGCGGTTTGCACCGCGTCCGAATGGATCAAGGCTGAAACACTTGCTGGCGTCTTCACTGAGCACACCACGCTGGCGGCTCGGGTTGCGGAACTGGAGGCGGAGAACGAACGGCAGATTGCCATCATCCGCGAAAATTGGGCCAGCCAATATTGGAAGGGCGTCAACGCCGAGATGGCCGAGCGCGTCAACGCTGTTCTCACCAATAAGGAGGCCGTCTCCCATGACTAAATTCACCGCCAGAGTCATCATCGACGTTGAAATCACGCTTGATGAAGCCAAGTTCGATGAAGCCTTCATGTCCGAGTTCCGGCGGAGCTTCTACCAGTTCCACGACATCGAAGAGCATGCCGAGCATCTTGCTCAACTGCAGGCTCGCGGGCTGCTGGATTTCTTCACCGAAGGCTACGGCGAAATCAAGGCCATGGGCATCGACGGCAAGGAAATAGCCGTCACTGTCGAGGATTTGACACGCGTCGGGGCGAAGGAGGTCGTCTCCCATGACTGAGCAATTCACCTTCGCCCAATCCAACACCGACGAAGATTTCAAGGCCCTGAACGCCTGCGAAACAACCCTGCACATTGCCGGTTTCTCTGTCGGCTCATGGCAACGCGGCGCACCATGCGGCGCTCTCTATGGCGGCTACATCATCAGCAAATGGCGCGGGATGTCAGAAGCCGAGCGGGATGCTCTCCACGCTTCATTCGAAGGCGACGGCCGCAACGGTCCGATCATTCTCACCATACACGACACTTGCCCGGCAGAGGGTAGAGCAGCGCTTGAAATTGCCGCTCGGGAACGGACGGAGAAAGCCCATGCGTGAACCGTGTCCTCAGTCCGTTTATGGCGGCTGCGATCCTGCAACATGCGATCGCCAGTGTTCCGCGACAATCAACATCCCGCCGCCGATAGAGGCTGGTTACGATCGTCTCGTCTGCACTTTGGTTGCAGCCATCATCATCATTTCAGCCTGTGGTGTCGCCGGAGCGGTTGTTGCCGCCGAACGCGTGAACCGGGCTTACAGCCTAGAGAGGGTTTAGCCATGAATGAAGTCGCATCCACCGATCTCATAATCAAGCTGCCGGCGGTTATGACTGCCGAGACATTCACCGACGATAAGGAATTTGAAAAGCTCTACTCGAAGGTCAAGGAGGCGGTTGACAAGCATGTTCCGGATGTGTCGACGCAGTCCGGCCGCGATGCGATTGCGTCCCTCGCCTACAAGGTCGCCCGCACGAAAACGACACTGATCAACCAGGGCAAGAAGCTAACGGAAAGCTGGCGAGATCAGACGAAGAAGGTCAACGCCGCCTGCAATACGATCGAGGAGCGGCTTGACACGCTGAAAGAGGAAGTTCGCAAGCCGCTAACCGCTTGGGAGACCACCGAGAAAGCGCGCGTCGAAGGCCATCAGTCTCGCCTTGCCGATCTCATCGCCATGTCCAAGGTCGGATTTGGTCGCCCGTCATCCGAGATGCGCGAACTGCTCGCCAAGGCCGAATCCGTATCGGCTAGCAAAGATGTTTGGGAGGAGTTCACGGCTCAAGCCGGCGTTGCTCGCGAGGAAGCGGTCGACACGCTCAAGCGCCTGCTTGCCACCGCCGAAAAGCAGGAGCGGGAAGCCGCCGAACTTGAACAGCTTCGCGCCGAAAAGGCCGAACGCGATAGGATCGAGGCGGAGCGACTTGCCGCCGAGCGTGCCGCCCAGGAAGCCGCGGAGCGGGCGGAGCGCGAACGGCTCGCCGAGGAGAAGCGCCAGGCCGAACTGATTGCCGCTGCCGAGGAAGCTGCCCGACGCGTCGAGCGCGAAGCGCAGGAAAAGATCGAAGCCGCCAATCGAGCCGCCGCCGAAGCTGAAGAGCGTCACACCAAGGCCATTCGCGAAGCCGAGGAAGCCCGCCAGCGCGAAATCGAGGACGCCAAGCGCCGGGAGGCGGAAGCGGCGGAACGCCTCACACGAGAGATTGCAGAGGCGAGAGCGCAGGCTGAGCGCGATGCTGTCGCCGAGCGCAAGCGCATCGCCGATGCAGAGGCTGCCGAGGTTGCCGCCCAGAAAGCGCGCGATGCCGACAGAGAGCACCGCAGGGCCGTCAACACGTCCATCGCCAAGGAACTGATGGACTGCGCAAAAATCACCAAGGCCCAAGCCGAGAAGATCGTTGTGCACATCCACAGCGGCTTTGTCCCCAACGTCACCCTGAAATATTGAGGATGCTGCTATGAATGAAGCCGTTCCCATTGGTGATCTCGTTTCCAAGATCGTAGACGACACAGCCGAGAAGGCGGGTTTTACCGAGCATGCCGATGGCATTTATTTCGGAATGTCCGACGCGGTTTACCATGCCGATACCGCGCTGGGCTCCACCAGCCTCAAGAAGTTAGTCAGCAACGCGCCTGACTATTGGTGGGACAGCCCGTTAAATCCAGCAAGACCAGATGACGACGACACGCCCGCCAAGATTTTCGGCAGGCAATTGCATCAATGCGTCCTCGAAGGCGTGGAGAAGTTTCGGGCTGGACACGCGCCGCAGTACAACCCCGGCAACGTCAAAGCCGGGATGGCCGAGATCGCCGACATCAAGGCCGCCGGCAAGGTGCCCGTCAAGTTCAAGGAATGGAGCAAGATTCTCGCTGCTTCCGCCTTCATCAAAGCGAACAAGACGCTGGCAACCGCCTTCGCGAATGGACAGCCGGAAGTCTCAGTATTCTGGACGGCGGATGGCATGCGCTTCAAAGCGCGCTTCGACTATCTGAAGATGAACGCCATCACGGACTTGAAATCCCTCTCCAATCCCTACGGCAAGGAATTCGAACGGGCATGCCGGGATGCGATCGGTGGTTATGACTATCTAGTCTCGGCCGAGCACTATTCAGAAGGCCGCAGGCAAATGAAGCGGCTGTTCGACGCCGGAGCCGTTTTTGGTGACGTTGACCGAGAGTGGGTCGGCAAGGTTGCCGCCAATGAGGTTTTCGCCTTTGTCTTTGTCTTTTGGCAGAAGGACGGCGCTCCGATCTCACACGGGATCAAACTCTCCCCTGGAAACCCTCTTTTCGGTCACGCGCGCAATCTCATTACCAGGGCCATCGATAACTACAACCTGTTCATGGCTGAGTTTGGGGCCACTGCGGCGTGGGTTCCATCCACTGAACTCAAGGAATTGGACGAGACGGATTTGCCCGTCTGGTACCAGCAAAAATTGATCGGAGCTTGATCCAATGAACCATGAAATTATCACCGCAGACGGCGAAGTTATCGACGGGTTCGGCACGTCATCCAGCATGGCCGTCCAGTTGCAAAAGGCTGAGATCGACCAGCTTATCACGACAGCGCGGGCCTATCCTCGCTCCATGAAGCGCGTCCAGAGCGCGATCATGAACATGGCCACCTTGGACGAGGAGAGCGCGGAAGAATGCATGTACGCCCTTCCCCGTGGCGGGAAACCCATCAAAGGCCCGTCGATCCGGTTTGCTGAAATCCTCAAGCAGTCTTTCGGCAACTGCCGAGCCGGCGCCCGTGTTGTCGACGTCGATCGGGTTGAAATGTTCGTGGAGGCGGAAGGCGTCTTCCACGATCTGGAAACCAACGCTTCTACCACCGCTCGGGTCCGCCGCCGCATCAGCGACAAGAATGGGCGCCTGTTCAAAGATGATATGATTATCGTCACGGGCAATGCAGCCTGTTCGATCGCCATGCGCAACGCCATCCTGGCCGGCGTCCCGAAGCCTCTGTGGCGCAAGGCCTACGACAGCGTCCAGGCGACGATTACCGGGGACATCACCACGCTGTCGGAAAACCGCGAGAAGGCCTTGAAGGCGCTCGCTGCGTTCGGCGTGAAGCCTGAACAGATATTCGGTTCGCTCGGCAAGGAAGGACTCGAAGACATCACCGTTGACGATATCGGCCTGCTACGCGGCATGTACGCGGCGCTCAAGAACGGCGAGGCCACAGTCGAGGAAATGTTCTTCGGCACCGTGCGCGCCGCATCGCAGCACGAGAAGGTCGTTGATCCGCTTTCCGACGAGCCGATCAAGACGGAAACGAAGTCGTCCGAATCTGTCGAGTTCGAAACGACTGACAACGAAACAACAATCAACTCCAATTCCGGCGCGGACACCCCCTCCTCTGCTGCCGGTGAAGACGAGAGCGAAGCCAACACCGCCTCGTCACAAGAACCGACTGATCAGATCTCCTCCCCTGACAGCGGTTCAACGGAAGAGTCCGCAGCACCCAACGAGGCCCCCACCGCGGCTGCGGACTCTCCTTCCTCTATCCCTGAACGGGAATTGCCAGTTCTTCGTCGGTTCGCGAAAGACGTTTTAAACATGGCGGCTAAGCCTGACACATCCGGCGACCTCATGTCGAAGGTCATTCGCCGCTGGTCGAATGGCGATTTGGCCAATCTGTCGGTCGAAGGCAAGGCGGCTTCCAAGAGCATCAACTTAAGCGTGAAGGCGCTCATGGAAGGTAATACGAGCCTTGAGCCGGCTATCGAGTTTTTCTCTGAAATGCTCGGCTGCGAGCCGGCGGAACTCATGGTGAGCGACAATGGCTGATCTGGGCAGCAAGCTCAAGAATATCCGTGAGCAGAACAGCTTTTCGCAACGCGAGGTGGCCGATCATTTAGGCGTCACTGTCCAAGCCGTTTCACAATGGGAAGCCGGGAAGTCGGCTCGGCTTTATGGATTTGTGTGGGCGCACATGGCTTGATGACGCCTCTGAAAATCAGGAGCGCAAACTTGCCCGTGAGCACGATAAGTTCCTGTTGCGCTTTCCAGACGGTGCCAGAGACGCGATAGCCGCCTCCGCGAAGGCTAACCGGCGATCCATGAACGCCGAAATCAACGCCCGTCTGTTCGGTGCGGTCGACACGGAAAGCCCTCGCGACAAGATCGCAATAGCTGCGCTTACCGGACTTCTCTCCTGTCAAAACCACGACGGTTCCGACTTCCTTCATGATCTTGGGCCGGGCGCTGCGGCCATGTGGGCATATCGGTTCGCCGACGCCATGCTTGCCGCCCGGAAAGGCGGTGCGTCATGAGCAGGAACTCCAAGCCGTCCACAATCACGGTTCGCCTAACGCAAGAGCAGCGGGATCGCCTTGACGCCGCCGCCACGATCGGCCCGTACCGGGTGAATCTGACGGAAATCATCGCGCGCGGGATTGAACTCGCAGCGCAAGAGCTTGAACAAATGGCCGCTCGGAAAGGTGGTGCGTGATGGCAAAGCAAGAAAAAGCCAAGGGTAGTGCCGCCAGTCGTTTCCGCGACGAACTTGTGAAAATCATGCCCGGCTATTCGTGGACGGTGCACGAGTCCTCGACTGATGCACATCTTAAGGCCACAGGCACACAGAGTAGCGGCTTCAACCGGCTCTCCACTCTATCCGTCATCCGCACTGAACGTGATGGCGAAGTGGAATACGAATCCAAGTCTGCCGGCTATGGACTGCGTGCCAAGTGGCTGCACCGAAGCACTGACAGTACGCTGGCAAGGTCTCTTCGCGGGCTGCAGGACCATTACGAATACGCCGCAAACACGTATCGCGGGCACGCTGCTTCCCTCCAAGCTGGCAGGCAGTCAGTCGCGACGATCAAGCAGAACATCGATCAGATCGGCGGTGCGTCATGAGCCCCAACGAAATCGACGCCCTCCGCAATCTCATAGCCAAGGCCAGAGCCGAACTGCGCAAGAAGCGCAGACGCGCGCCTATCCTAGCCACCACCGAGCGCCTTCGCGCCGAGATACGGCTTGAGCAAAGCCTGAAACGGGATGCTGTGCTGATGCGGGAGTTAGCCGGCTCGCTGGAGGGGCTTTGCTATGCTTGATCTTCTAGGCGATGCACCGCGCTCTAGCGCTACGTTCATAGGCCGAAACCGCATCGAACTATATCGCGAGTGGGGCTCCGGCCCTACGGCGTGCGTCATAGGCTGCAATCCGTCCACAGCCGACGGCCAGAAGGACGACGCAACGTCACGATGGTGGCGGCAATGGTTTGAGCGCGCCGGCTTTGGCCGGTACCGCGCAGTCAACCTCTATCCTTTCTGCACGTCCAGTCCGAAGGAATGCAAGCGCATTGTCGAGACGATCGACTGCGGTGCTTGGGATATTCGTGACGATCTCCATTTCGTCAACCTTCCCCATGTCGTCGCCAAGGCAAAGGCTGCGGACAAGGTATTCGTTTGCTGGGGCAATATCGCATGGGATGACGAGTGGATTGAGCACGTCGTGGAGCAAATCCAGTCCGGCGAAGCACCCTATCCCGATCTTTGGTGCTGGGGGAAAACGAACTCTGGTGCGCCAAAGCATCCTATGGCCCGCGGAAAGCACCGCATTCCTGTCGATCAGCCGGCGATTTTGTGGAGGGCTGCGTGATGGCAGGTTTTGCAATCCGCCGTCCAGCAACGGCATTCTCCCAAGACCCGTCCGACAAGGGACAGCGCCGGATCAAGGACGACGCGCACCTCGCTTTCATCCGCTCCCTGCCGAGTGTCCTGTCTGGCGCCTTCGGCTGCGAAGCCTGTCACATCCGCTACGGCGATCCGACGTACCGGAAAAAGCACACGGGCAAAGCGCAAAAGCCAGATGACGCGTGGGTACTTCCCCTCACACCCGCTGAGCACCGTGATCAGCATGACGGCAACGAACGGGAATGGTGGATGTCCAAGGGCATCGATCCCATGCCGATCGCGCTGGAGCTTTACGCCAACAGCGGCAATCGAGAGGCGGCGCTTGCCATCCTAGCCAGAAAATCGAGGAAGCAGCCATGAAGATTTCCACGCTCATCCGCCTCTTGGAAAAATGCGAAGGGCCTGACAGCAACCTTGACGCTGAAATCGCCGTCCAGTTGGACATTCGGCCTCAGTGGTTAACTGGAGCCGTTGGCGAACTCTGGTTCTGCAAGGAAGAGCATGCCGTCCTTTGGAGAGACGAACGCATGCGTCGAGGCAGGGGCAACCCAACGGCCTGGAACACGCTATATTCCGGCGAAAACAAAATCCCATCCTTCACGGGCTCGGTAGACGTCGCCATTGCGCTCTGCGAGCGAGTATTGCCCGGATGGGGCTACTGTCTCGGAACCTGCTGGGTTTCGGACGATGCTAGGGTTTTCCCCGACTACAACAGCCCTACCCACGGCCAGCAGTTAAAGGAACGATTTGCGGTAAAGGTCGGCGCAGAGCCAGAGAAGTGGGCAGAGGAAGTCGAGTGGGTGGATTTCACTGACATAGCATTGTCGCCGCCGCGCGGACTGGCGATTGCACTTTGCCTGTCGATACTGATCGCCGTCCGGAAGATTGAAGAACTGGAGGCTATCAGTGTCCCTGCCGTATGAGCGAGCCACCAGCGGGAAGGCCGCCCTTGGGGATATCCAGAAAATCCTCAAGGAGTTCGGCGCGAAGTCGTTCGGCTCCATGGAAGATTTCGAGACTGGTGATCTGCTCATCCAGTTCGAATGGCGAGAGCGAAAGGTATCGCTCAAGGCGAGCGCTAAAGGCTATGCGGCGGCATATTTGAAACACCATCCGTGGTCATCGCGCATGCGATCCACCCGCGTCGACTATGAGCGCAAGGCTTTGGACCAGGGAATGATCGCCGTCTATTCGATCCTGCGGGATTGGATCAAGGGGCAGATCACCGCAGTGGAGACGGGGATTCTCTCGTTCGAAGGTGCGTTCCTTGGCCAGATTTTGCTCGCCAGCGGCCGAACGGTCCTTGAGGAAGCCGAAGATACCATTCTCAAATTGGGAGGGCCGAAGCCGTGAGCATGCGCGCCATCCACAAGCGCCGCAAGCGGCATCAACAAAAGCAGGCCCTGAAGTTCGGCCCGAAGGCGAAACCTCGCCACACCCTTAAATCTGGGCGAACAGGCAACGTTCACGACAGGAAGATGAAGCCATGAGAGAACGCCAGCCCATCAACTGGCTACCACTTACCGACGACGAATTCGTCAAGACGGCGGAAACCCAGATTTGGCTGTCTGCCTTTGCCAACAACAACCCGCGCGCCCCTGCTCATAAGGAAACCGACGCTGCCTTTGCAGAAGCAAGGCGCCGGGAGAAGCCATGGCTCTATCAGCGAGCATGGAACAAAGCCTATCTGTCGTGTGGGCATCAGCCGAGCGATGCAGAGATTGAGGCAGCAAGGGAGCCGACGTCATGACCAGCGACCTCCCCCACCGCCTCCGCATCGCATGCTCGTCAGAGAGCCCGTTGGGAAGGCTTTGCTCTGAGGCGGCGGATGCACTGGAAGCTGCAAGAGACGACAATCTTCGTCTCGCAGGCCAACTGCTTCGCTATAAATCGGATCGTCAATACATCCTTGGCTTCAATGATGGATGGGAAGCCGCCGGTGAGGCGCCCGCAGCCCCTCATGGGGCAGAGGTAGCCGTCGATATCGCCAACGCCCCCGCCTTCAAACCATCCATCATTGAATACCCAGATGCAGGCCATACCGAAATGCTGCTGGAGGATTGCCCCACAATCGTCGGGCAGGAAATGACGGTGCGGCCACTGAAGCGGATGAGCGACGATCCTGACAAGCGGGACATCGTCGGTTTCCAGTGGGATTCGCCGTACTCAAAGCTGGATGAGCCGCAACATGCCGACAATTTGCGCCACGGCCTCCAGAACGTCGCCGATAGCCTGAAATCCAGGCCGCCAGAATTGCGCGGGCCGTTTGTGAGCAGCGCGACGAAGCGAGGTGACGAGCAATGAACCTTCCCAGCGTCACCGTCATCACTCTGGAAATAGACGGACGGAAGCACACCTTCGCCGCCCCTATCGGCGATCGCGATCCTATGGAAGTCACCTTGGGTGAATGGATGGCGTGTCCGCTCCTGTCGGCGGACGCTATGGTGGATCAGCTTTTCAGAGAGCATCGCGATGCTCGCCAGTCGAACGGAGATCAGCCATGAGCGAGACGGATATCGTGGAACGGCTGCGCAAAGCTGCAAGTGACTTCGAAGCGATGCGCGTCCACTCCGCCAACATGGAAGATAGCGATTGCGAGCCGCATTGGTCCGATCAGTTGGAGATGGACGACGCCAGCAAGGCAGCCTTTGAAGCCGCCGATCTCATCGCCAGCCTCCGCCAAGAGCGAGACGCCATCAGGGAGGCAACGATTAACGAAGCCATGGCATTGACGGAACGGCTCTGGCCGGAAGCGGACGATCTGCTTGATGAATTCCGAGCCCTATCGACTGCAGAGGTGAAGCCGTGACCGAACTCGTCTCCGAGCTAAAAATCGCCGCTCGCGAACTCCTCGACTCCGTCTCCTTTGACGAGAACGGCGAACTCATCGGCGGCAAATGGATGGGCGGTCACGGTGGCCTGATATCCCAGAAGACGCACCAAAAGGCCGACACGTTGCGGCGGGTGCTCAGCAGGTTCGAGGAAGGGCAGAAGCCATGAGCTACGCCTACGATCCCACCTCACCCATTCACAAGCTCTGGCAGGACGACAAAGGCCATGTCCGCGTTATCTGCGAGCCCGCCCAAGGCTATGTGATGGCGAGGCGGCCTGGTGCCATGCCGTTCGTCATCAGCGTCTCCGATCTCCTGTCAGGCAAGCGATACCAGCCGGTTATCAGGCCCAAAGCGAAGTCGGTTCGGGATGCATTGGAAGGAGCGAAATCATGAACCTTGGCAAACGGGAGCGAGAAATTTTAGTGCGCCTACGTGATGCGGAGAACTCCACATCATCAGCATTTCTGCTGCGCTGCACCCCAGCCGCGCTTTGGGACTTAGAGTTCAAGAAGTTGGTGAAGCCTATTGGCGGGGCCGGTAGCGCAGCTTTCCCGCGTCATCGGGACTGGCAGATCACCGACGCCGGCCGGGATGCAATCAGGGAGGCGGAATCCAAATGACAGAAACCCTCCCCGCAGTCAAAACCATCTTCACCGACGATCTAATCCGCCGCATTGCCATGGATATCGGCAAGGAGGTGGTTGCGCATATCGAGCACGCATACCCTGACATGTTCAGGGCGGTTGCCGCCAATTCGGCAAAACTCTCAATCCGCAACGCCACTTATAGCGCAGTCTATGCAGCCGTCAGGGCCGCAGACGAAGGGCGGATTGAGGAAGCCCTGAAAGCTCACGATGAGCACCGTCGCAAGATGCGCAGGCTTCGGAAGGCCAGCAATGTGGCCGACGTGGTGCGCGACACTGCAAGCGGCAGGGAGCGGGACGGAGGTGGAGGATGACGGCGCCTGCAGCTATTCGCCAGTCGGAAATCAAACGTGTCTCATATGCGCAGCGGGTACGCTTTGAAAGCGATTCCGATGGTGAGGTTGGATACGTCTATTTTATCCGGCCTGCCAACGAACCATTTTTCAAGATCGGTTGGGCTAAGGACTTCAACAAGCGTCTGAACGAACTTCAAGTCGGCAACCATTGCCCTCTATCTGTTTGCTTCGCTGCCCGGACGTTCGCCAAGTCCGAAAAGCTGATCCATGCCGCCTTTAAGCCTTTGAGGACGAACGGCGAATGGTTTCAATCTCATGGCGCAATCTTTGAACTAATGGATGAACTCGAATGCGCAGCGCTTGTGGCGCTCATTCATGCGCATCAGGATTTGCCCCAGCCAATCAAATACACCGACCTCGAAGACATTCCGCTACCTCCATTGCTTGTCCTTGGCATTCTGGACGAATTGGAGGATGTGGATAGCGGGGAGAAACCCTGATGGATAATGTTTTTACCCCCGCCACGCTGGCGGAACGCTGGGATTGCTCCGAACGTCACGTCCGCAATCTCATCAACAAAGGAAAGCTTGGATGCTTCAAGCTCGGTGGTAAACTGGTGCGCATCCGGCAAAGCGACGTGGAGAAATTCGAATGTCAGAGTGGCGGGTTACCAGACTTAACGGAGAATTCTGCCTCACCTGGGACGAAACCAGTCCTGACGGACATCCGGTCCGAAGGCGCTATCGTCTTGGAACTTCCGACGCGCGAGAGGCGCAAGCCCGTGCCGCGGCTCGATATTCGGAAATCACCAGGCCAGCCGGAAAAACCGTAAAGGCACTTTGGGACGGCTATTGCAAGGACAAGGCCGGGCAATCCGTCATCACCACCATGGGATATACGTGGAAGGCATTGGAGCCTGTCTTCGGCCATCTGGACGGCGATGCGATCACATTGGAGGATTGCCGCAGCTACACAAAGATGCGCCGCGCCGCCAAGAAATCGGACGGTTCGATCTGGACGGAACTTGGCCACCTTCGTTCTGTGCTCGTATGGGCGAAGAATAACAAGATCATCGCCGAGGCACCGAAAATCGAACGCCCGACGAAGCCCGAGCCGAAGGATAGATATCTGACACGGGAGGAAATTGCCCGCCTCATGGATCATGCGAAAGTCCCGCATATCCGCTTGGCCATCCTTTTGCTGATATCCACGGGCGCGAGATCGGCCGCAGCTCTCGAACTGACTTGGGATCGCGTCGACTTCGAAAGGGGAATTATCCAACTCCGGAATCGCTTTGACGGCAGTCGCCGGAAGGGGCGCGCGACAGTTCCGATGAATGACGGTTTGCGCGCCGAATTGGAAATAGCCAAGAAAGCCGCCTTGACGAACTATGTCATCGAATGGGCTGGCGACAAGGTGAAGTCGATCAGAAAGGGAATTGAATCAGCCGCGAAAGCCGCGGGCCTTGACGAGGTGTCACCTCACGTCTTCCGGCATAGCGCTGCTGTCTGGCTTGTCGAAGACGGGCATTCGTTTGAGGAGGTGGCGCAATATCTGGGCCACAACGACGTGAAAATCACCTTCAAAGTGTACGGAAGATTTTCTCCGACGCATCTTCGGAGCCTTGCAAACACCTTGGAAATCAAACGCGGCGCATAGGCCAAAGTTTGGAAGAACCTGTGGAGCACTTCGTAAAATTATGGTAGAAATCGCTGAAAGTACTGGAAATCTCGGGATTAGCTGGTGGGCGATGACGGACTCGAACCGCCGACATCTTCGGTGTAAACGAAGCGTCGTTCACGGAATGCGGTGGAACTGCGGGAAACGCACCCTTCGTATTCGGCCATTTCAGGCATTATGTGCTTCCTATGTTCCGTTTTCCAGGTTCAGCGAACCGGAGCGCACTTCGTAAAATGGAAACCATCACCACCGCAGCAATCCGTGTCGGCGGCATCGTGTTCTTCGCCCCGCGCCCTGCCCGTCACCATGATGTGCTGTGGTTGATGGGACGGGGCTTTGGTCGAACTCACTCGCCCTGCGTCTTTTTGGTCTTCTCACGTCGCTTCAGTTCCCGTTCGATCGCGGCGCGTATCAGGTCGAGCCGAACCTCGTCAGGCTCTAGGACTGAATCGATCCTCTCCGTCGTGCCTTCGGCCAACGGTAGTTGGATACGCTCGGTCCATTGCTTCTTTCGCCCCACTACTCGCTTGGCCTGTTCGCCACCCCCTGACAGATTTGCAGCCGTGTCTACTGCATCTCTTGCCTGCTGCAAAGTCACATCAAACCATTCTCCCTGACGCATGAAATCCTTCAGAAGGAAATGAGCATGCCCCTCAACATTCGAAGCTATGGCGATAGGAACGTCGCGCGAGTAGAGAACTTTGAGTTTGCGAAGCCCAGCCCGCGCGAGTGCGGAGCATCGTTTGCTAGGTGTGGCCGAGATGCCAACCTTCTTCACTCCTGCCGCCGCTCTGTTGCCAATCACATAAATCATCGTGCGCATAATCAGGCTTCTCCAGTTTTTTCACATACACGATTGACGTAGTATCATATACACGTTATATCGTCAATCAGATACACGATTGGAGGTAACAAAATGGACTTTCATTACACGGTAAAAGGCGGATGGCCTTTCCCGCTCGACATGCTACGGCGCGATATGGCCGTTGCGGCAACGCCTGAAGACCAGGCTGAGATCGATCGGCTCTCCGCCCCGTATGCGCCTGACAGGGATGCCATTCGGATCGATAGGACGATCAATCTGATAATCCAGGACGCGGGCCGCTGGAGGCCAAACACCGCCCGCTGGAGAAGCTTCGGATGGGACGTTCCCGACGATGAAGAATTCAAAATGCTCTCTGAGGATCGCGCTCGACGCGCCAGGATGGAAACCCTTCGTCGATCGGCAATGGCCAAGCTGACGGCAGAGGAGAGAGAGGCGCTTGAGTGGTTCAGACCAGAGTTCCAGGGGTGAGGCGATGATCTACGCGATTCGCTACATGAACGGCCGACACACCCTGATGGAGTTCGACAGCCAAGCGGCTGTCTCTCGGTACACAGCGGTTGTGCCTACCGCCACCGGGGTCGTCATGCGCCACGTCGATACGGCAACCGCCCGAAAGTGGGTGATCGACGGCAAGGAGCACGAGACTGGCCTGTTCATCAATGACGACGGCAGCGTCGAGTATGCCCCTGCTGAAGGGGAGTGACATAGGCCGTTTGCCCGATCCGCTCCGAGCTGTGAGTCCACTCCACGGACCGGGCAAACTACCGTCAGAGCAAGGAGCTTATCCCTTGAATGTGAGGAGCTGGGATACTCGACATGATCAACTCTTATCCCACGGATTCGAGGGATACCCGTAATGCCTCGCTTCAAAATCCTTAAGCATCGCCTGCCTATCGTCCCGCGGTTCGCCCATCACGTCGCCGGCCGCAAGCAGTTCGACACTCGTTATTCCCCTGCCATAAGGGCAATGTGGGGCATTGGAGATTACGGGATATGAAGTGGGAAGACATCAAGCGCGTGGGTGATGATGCCCGCGTCTCCATCGCCGCCAATTCCGATCACCATTGGGATCGATCGTTTGCCAGCGGGGAATTTCTTGAGCCCGAACTATGGGAAGCGCTCCGCCTCGAAATGCAGCGGCGGTACCGCCGGGCAACAGGTGAGGAATTGGCAGTCCTGACAATCGTGAACAATCCGGAGGCAAAATGAAAAAGGTCCGCAACTACCTCAAGCGCCGCGACGGAACGCCATGGACGCATGGCAGCGTGCTCATGCATGTTGCTGATCGCATTGATGTCGCCAGCCGGGAAGGCAAAGGGCTCCACTTGTCGGCGGAGGAGGTGCTGGCGCTAGATTGGGCGGTGATCCGCGAGCACGGTTATGGGCTCAGTCCGGAGGAGAATTGGCGATCGATGTCAGCTCGTGAAGCCGCCGACGAGAAAGGCGAGGAGCCATGACCATCCCCGATGCAATGGTAACAGCCGGCGCTATTGCTGGTGATGTTACAGACGATAAAGCACGGCAGATAATCGAGGCGGCTCTTGCTGCTGAACCGGAAGTCAAGATCATGCCGAGAGGTGGCGTTGAGCGCGACTGGTGGACGGAATATCAATTGCTGTTGCGGCGGTTCAAGAAACTCGCCAAAGCTGCCCGTCAGTGCGTCGATGAAGTCGATGCCAATCTCACCAAAGATGACTGGCCGGTAAAGTACCGGGCTCCGTTCGGCGCGCTGATAAAACTGCGGGAGGCTCTTCCTAAAACTTATGAGGAGTTCAAGGTGCGGAAAGCCTCCCTCTCCCCGTCTCCAGTACAGGAGGTGAAGTAGATGTTCGACGTTGTCATTTATGACGCTGATACGGATGAGGAGATTATCCCGTCGTTGAAAATGGACATCAAGCCATCGGTAGGCGAGTCAGTCCACTATTGGGTTACGCATTTCCCGCGGCCCGATGGAGAGAAAATCGACATCGAGATTATCCGCTTGAGGCACGATATCCGCCATGCCCCAGACGAACGCCGGCTGGAAGATAAGTTCATTCACAGTTTGGAAATTTGGGGAAGACGGATATGAGCGAGCGGCAGGAGTGCTTCGTATTTGGCAGCAACGCCGCGGGACGCCATGGCAAAGGTGCCGCCCTCTACGCCAAACAGCACCATGGAGCCATATATGGCCAAGGAGAAGGCTTGCAGGGCAACAGCTATGCGATCCCCACCAAGGACGCCAAGCTGCGTGTGCGTTCGCTGGACGATATCGCCGCCAGTATAGCCATCTTCCTCGAATTTGCGCTTTCACACCCGGAAATGAAATTCTTGGTTACGCCTGTGGGCTGTGGCCTCGCGGGATATCGGCAGGAAGAAATCAAACCGTTCTTTGATTTGCCGCTGCCGGCGAACTGCAGGTACAGCAAGGAGTGGGAGATTTAGACGATGCCCTGCCCCGTCTGCCGAAAGCTTCTCAGCGATGGATTGGACTTATGTGTCAGGGCGAGGAAGATGGACGCCATCGATAGGCGCGAAAGCACATTGGCTGCCTCGAAATGCCGTGATGAGTGGGAAGGGAGCGCCCTTTTCGAAGAGTATGTAGCCGAGCATAATGCTGATCCGGAGTTCTGGTACAAGCAAATCGAAACCCGCAGCCTGACAATCCCAATCTGGTTTCAGGATCAATACGAAAAGGATCTGGCGATATGGGAGCAGGAGTCGAGGAAGCATCTCTTGGCCGGCTGTGAAAACGGAGAGACTTTGCGATGAGGTTCCGCAACGACTCCGAAATCATCTGGAAAATCGTCATCTTCACCGCACCTATTGTGGTTTTGGTTGCGATCGTCGGTAAGATGCTTGGGTGGGATCAGTGAGCGACGTTTATTCACCCGGCTATGTCCAATTCCTCCGTGGCCGGAAGATGCGCCGCGATGGGCTGCCCTGCCCTCCAAAGGCTGACGAAGAGATCGATCCTCAAGCACAGTCGCCAGAAGCAATGTTGTGGATCGGCTACCGGATCGAGATGTGGCAAGAGTGGGACGAGAGGAAAAGGATAGCCGAGATGCTCGGCATGCCAGAACCGGAGTGGAGAGAATGACGCGCGTGCTTGTTTGCGGCGGACGAAACTTCTCAGATCGCGAACTGCTTCGAAAGACGCTGGACGATTTGAAGCCGTCCCTCATAATCGAAGGCGGCGCCCGTGGAGCAGATTGGATGGCGATGACGTGGGCGATTGATTGCGCTGTTCCGCGGATGCGCTTCGATGCGGAGTGGGGCGATATCAGTCATCCAGACGCCCGTATCAAGACAGACAAAAGCGGCTACCGTTACGACGCCAATGCAGGGCCGCGACGTAACCAGCGCATGATCGATGAAGGAAAGCCGGATCTGGTGCTGGCCTTCGCCGGAGGCTCAGGGACCGCGGATTGTGTCCGCCGCGCCAAGCGGGCCGGTATCGAGGTTATGGAAATCAATTAGTGGAAGAGATCGGCGTGAAGCCGTGGAAGGCTGGTTGGGAATGAGCTACCGCAAGATCACTGTCGACGGGCAGACATACGAATATATGATCGGCAAATCCAACCTGAAGGTTCAAGGATTCCCGGCGGTGGACTTTTCGACTCTCACCGGCTGGACTTGGGGTGCGATCGAAAAAGCCCAATGGAAGCGCAGCTTCAGCATCAAGCCGGCTGAAGTTGCTGACTTCATTCGAAGCGCAATCAAACGCCGCGAACAGATGCTCGACATCATGCGCTCCGCAGTGGAGAATACCGCCAAAAGGCCGCCGGGCTGTCGCGGACCCTACGTAATCCCCGATGAACAGTTGCAGATGCCGTGGAAGGAGGCTGAAGATGTCGACAATGGTTGAGCGAGTAGCCGCGAGTATCTTGGCCAAAGTGCCAGATGGCTACGGCATGACGAAACAGGAAGCTATGGAATATGCCGTCACGGCAATCGGCGCCATGAGAAACCATACGAGCGCAATGGATTCCGCTGGCTACGACGCCTATCCTTCGTCCGTCATCCGAACCGGCGTTGACCATCTCGACATATACCGGGCAATGATCGACGCAGCCCTGAACGAGAAGCAGTCGCCATGACATCCGAACCCGATCCCACCCTCTCCCGCTTCATCGCCCTCCTGAAGGAACTAGGAGGCGCTCGGCTTGCATCTGGCGAGCATCCAAACAAAGAGCTTGTCGAAGATGTCCAGCGGCTGATTGGGGAACTGAAGGGGATGTTCCCGCAATGGGAGCCGATAGAGACGGCTCCGCGTGACGGGACTCGCGTACTCGCTTATGTCCCTGAATACAGCGATATCCCCATTGTGGCGGCCTATAGCCTTGAAGATCAGGTGTGGATGACGACGCATTTTGAATGGCTGACGTGGGCGCCCACGCATTGGATGCCTCTTCCCGAAGGGCCGAAAGGAGAGCAGAAATGAAAGCAACATCGCTTGAACAATCATATGTCATGAACATGCGCCGCCAGCGTGCGGAAGCATTGTCGCATCTGACAATGCAGAAAATTCAGGAGTTCATCCATCCTGACGATCGAAAACATGCTCACTATGCGCTCTTGAATTTGTTCATGGATAAAGGCTTTGACGTCGTAACTGACGAGATGCGAGAGAGGGCCGGGCTGGAGCCGCGTGGCGAATTGGGATGGACCGAGCGGGAGTTGCATGTCATCGAAAACGTGAGGATTCTCGAAATGCTCAAGCCGGCATCCGCAACACTTCCATTATCTGGGCTATGACCCGAGAGCGCCAACTCAAATACGAATGGCGTCGTACCTGGGAGGATCAGCCACACGATTTCACAGGCTGGGACGGCGATTGGCAGATCGGCCGCGTCCACCGTCACCACATGAAGAACTGGATATGGACTATGTGGTTTGACGCCGGAGGCCCCGTAGAGGTGAGCAGCAACGGCACCCATGAGGATAAGATTGGCGCATGCAAAGAGGTTGAGGCGGCATACGATGCCGAGAAAGGGAAACGAAAATGAAACCGCCAAAGAGAGTGGAAGTTCGTAACACTGAGTCTGAACAAGGATTTACCTTGCCATTGAAGGATTTTGTAGAGCAACTTCGGCTAGATCTCGAATCCGTGCCGCCAGAGCATAGAGACGCTGCTTGGGTCAGCTTCAACCCTTTTGTTCAGGGTTACGATGCCGCCGGATCGCGGATATCGGTATTTTACGAACGGCCCCGCACTGCGGAAGAAATAGCCGAAGAACAGCGGGCTAACGACGCTCGGAAGGCGCAGATGCTGGCAAACGCGAAAGAAAGTTACGAGAAGCTGAGGGAAGAGGTTGAAGGCGGCTGAACGACGAAAAAGCCCCGCCAACCACAAAGGGTCAGCGGGGCGATAGTTGATGAGGCAGCGTCTAACTGCTGTGGGAGGCGAGAGTTCCTACCCGAACCGAGTGCCGGCGACGAACGCTATAATCATACCGAACACCACAAGGACGACTTTCCAGAAGCCGCCAGGAAACCGCGGACTGAGGATTTCATCGCTCGGGCTGGTGGCCACGCGGAAGGCTCCTTTGGCGATCATGAACGCCCCAAGTGACGAATACCAAGTCAGGCTCCATGTTGCCGGCTGCCCGAAGTGATCCCAGATGAGACGATACATGCCGGTATAGAGCAGCCCGAGCCCGAGTTCGCAGGTTCCAAGAATCGCATGATGGGCACCGTATTTCCCCCGCTCCTGCCTCCACAGGATATCCCACGTCTTGCTGGCATATCGGAGGAACATGTAGCCGCCGGCCATGAGAAGCAGGATAGCAACGACCTTGAACACATATGGTTTTGGAGTGACTACCCCGATCCCGACATAGGCTCCGTAGACGATGAGGAGCGTCAGGAGCAGCCAGTTCCCGCGAAGATGGCTCATGATTCCCACCGTCCTTGTATCATTCGGTTTGCGTTTTCCCACGTCAGCATGACGCGATCCCCGGCGCTCAAGCGCTGCACCGACTGGAGGAATTCACCTCGCTCCTGCTGGAGCAGACGGTGAGATGCTTCCTGTTCGGCGATCATTTCCGGCGTCGGCTTGATGTCGCCTACGAGCCATTTGCGCAGCAACCGCATCATGCGTTCTTCCTCAGAACTTCCCGGATGGTGGTTTGCATTTCCTTGACACTGTCCTGCAGTCCTTCGACGGACTTCGTGACATGCGCCATATTGCGGTAATCCTCACGCTGTTCAGCCCTCGTCTTGTCGTGGGCTTCCCGTTCCGATTTGAAATCTTCTTTCAACTCTTTGATGATCCCGCCGTAGAAGCGGCTCTGCCAGACGATCGCGATGAGAAGCAGGATGATGACGCCGCCCAGGACGGGGCTCGCATCAGTGAATCCCTTTATCGCTGTCCCGATGCTTTCTTCCATGCTTGCGCCGCTTAATTGCTAAATCAAAGAGTATGACGAGGGCTATGAAGACGAGAATAGAAACGATGAAAACGACTTCCCTCATGCCTTCCCACCGTATCGATGATGCCGGTTCCGGCTATGGAGAGAAGCGCTCCGGCGTTGCAGGCCTCTAGGAGCGCGGCATATACCCAATCCTCTTGGATAGCCCCGCCGATACGAAGCACGCTCGAAAACACCGAGGCAAGGAAGCCGATGGCGATCCCGAGTTCCCAATCCTCGCGATAGGAACTGATGACGAGAACGCACACCAGCGCGTCACAACTGAACGTGAGGATCGGATGCATTTCAGGATGATCGCCATAGTCCAGAAACAGCGTCGTGACGAAGAATGAAGCCCCGCCCGCAGCTATCCACCACCAGGCCCTAGGAACGCGCCAGGAGAGCGCCATGGCGATCAGAGCAAGGAAGATAAGCGAGTATGTCCACGGGCTGCTCATTGTCGTTCCCCTCGAATCTGGAGTTGGCTAGCGTCCACCACCCTCTGTATGAACACCACCGATCGGAATGCCGCCAGCAGTGGTGACGCTGCCGAGATCGGCGCCCGCGGCAATGCATGCATCCGTCTGCTTGCGATGGAGTTCGGAAAAAAGGAGTGCCGAAGATGCGACAGAACCTTGGGCTTGGCGCGCTTCTGCAATGATGCTTTTCGCGGCGATGCCCTGCACCATGCCGAGCTTGATGCCGGATTCGGTGATCTTGGTGAGTTTGCCGGCCCATTCGTAGGCTTTCGCCAGGTGTTTATCGAGTTGGGCCTGAGCCTCAACGCCAGCAGTTACGACGCCTTCAATGGTATCCAGTGCCATGGTGACTGTCCTTTTGTGCGCGGGTTATTTGGCCGATGGCGGCACGACAATGTTGGGCTGGCTGTCAGGAGTCTGGATCACAACGGGCGCGCTCGCTGGGATTTGCTTGTCGACTTCCTTGGCAACTGCCGCCGCCTTGTCTGAGCTGGACTTAGTCATCGTCGCATAGATAGGCGCGATGAGAGCAACAAGTCCCGCGATGGCCGCAATCAGTTCAGGTAGCCGTCCGCTGATCTTATCGACTACCTCAGTAATGCGAGCCACTTGCTCCGGCGTGAGAGCGCCAATGGTGGCGAGGATGAAAACCAGCGAGCCGACAATCGTCGTGATGTAGCGGATAGCTACGCTAGGCGCTGTGGCGGATGTGAATAGGTTTGTGATGCCCTTGAGCATGGTGGAGTCCTCTGTGGTGAGAAATTTAAGCTGCGAGCTTGGCCAGCGTCTTCGGCCCTGCGATGCCATCGGCAACCAATCCCGCCGATTTTTGATAGGCGATCAGCGCCGCCTCAGTGCCGTAACCGAACACGCCATCCGGCTTGCCCGGCTGAAATCCGCACCGGATGAGATCGCGCTGGAGATTGGCAACCGCCTCGCCACGTTCGCCGCGCCTCAAGACACCATCTGACATAGCGTCATCTGGAGGCATGGAAACGCTTCCGCCTGACGCATACTTGCCCGTGGAGAGCAATCGGGCTTCATCTGCCCTGCGGCTCACAAGGCCAGCCAAACGCTTTCCTTGAGCGGTAATGGCCGTGTTCTTCAGCTTTTCAGCGGCGCCCGCATAGTCGCCTGCCTTGGCGAGTTGAGCCCACTGCCAGGTAAGCGCCCCTGCCCCACAGTTGAACACCATCGATGTCATCGCGTCGAAAACATTCTGAGCCACGGGCTTACCGAGGAACTTGTTCACCGCCGCACCGTATTCGCCATCGGCAAGGGCTACGAGCGCGTCATCGGCTTCAGCCCTTGTCATGGTGGCGCCCGGCGCAAAAGCCTGTCCTGGGCGATGTGCGTCCCACCATTTCTTGAAGGACGATGATCGCATAGTGAAGCCGACACCAATCGTAGCGATTCCGACAGGATCGCTATACCAGTGATCAACGAAGCCCTCGTGCAGACGGATATCCGCTGCGCCCTGTGCTGACAGTCGCATGACAATGTTTCCTGATTTTAGGTTGGATTAATTCACGCGCCGACTGCGCTCATCCACTGAGTAACGATCGTGTTGAGGGCGGCATGCTGCGGCGAAGTCAGTGCCGCTCCGAATGCGGCAAACGAAATCTGCGACGAGCTGAAGCCGACTGCATTGGCAGCGCCTATCCAGATCGAGGCGTTGCTCATTGACGTGGATGTCGCTGTGGGGGTGTTCACGCTGACACCAGCGACATATCGGTTGAAGTTGGCAGAGCCGAGGCGGCGTGCGGCAAACAGTCCTGTCTTGGTCACCCCGATATCGAAGGTCGAGGATGAGCCATCATTGACTTTTCCGGCAAACAGGGTGCCTGTGCCCGGTAGCCCGATATATGCTTGGGCATTACCCATGACCGGCCTGTTTGACCCGCCAGTGGCAACTCGTTGATAAAGAGCCAGGGTTACGTTGTCCTGTGTGAACTTTGGGGCTATCGCCGTGGTCGGGTTGAACCCGGTATCGAGATAACTCGTTGATTGATCGCCGGTATACCCTCGATCCGCGACAAATGCTGGGGAATTGACACCGGAGAGATTATATTGGTCGGCAATCCAATTGCGGGTAGCGGCCTGGCTGTCAGCCGCGGCAGTAAAATACAGCCCATCAAGCAGAGGCCATATCCCCGCCGCCTTTAGCGAGCGTATCGTCTGGTTGATGAGTTTTGCCCTCGTGTCTGTGGGCACCGTTGAGAACCGCGCAAAGAGCGCCAGCGTTTCCCGCAGATAGCCGCCACCCGAGAGTGCTGCCCCTAATGCTCCATTAAACACGGCCTTGGAACCCCTTGAGGAGCGGAATGATCGTGGTAGAATTGGCAGACGGCGTAAAACCTGAAGCGCTGATCACCTTGTATTGCACCCACAATGTTTTTGCCCCGATTGCAGGCGGAATCACAACGACTCCCAAAGGAGTGTTGTCGCCATCAACCGGCCGGCATATTGCCTTGCCTCCATCCGAGAAAGCCACGAACGTGCCACGGAAGCGAGCGCGGGAGCCTGCCTTCTTGTTCGAGAACGCAGCGTTATCTCCGCCACCCACGCCGCTGTTCGCCGTTGGATCCGAGTTATAAACGAAAACATCTACGGTGATCCCGGCGGCGAGACCCGTATCGTTGGTGTCCAGTTCTATTTCGGTCAGCGCGACCGGAGCATCATTGATATCCGAAACCGTCACCGGCAGTGCTGTCACGCTGCCAGCGGTGGCGTTGTCGGAGATACTGTCACCGGCTGCATACGCCGTGGTGTTTGCCGGCCTCGTCAATGTCGTGCCTAGCACGGAAATCATGCGATCCGCGCCGATCGCTCCATGGTTCCCACTTGAATCGACAACTATGTGTTCCGGGTAAAGGACGCTGCCGATATCCTTCGCCGCGATGGTGACCGGCGCATTCGTGCGGTCGGCAATGCCTACATTGTCTGTCATCGATCAGTCCTTTCAGAACAGCAGCAGAATGTATTGGGAATTGATGGGCCGGCTGAAAATGAAGCCGTTAGGCCCTGCCGACATCTCGACGGCGGAAGAGCCCAGGGCGACCCCGAGCATCAAGTTGATTGTCATGAGAAGACCTTTCCTTTGGAAAAGAAAAAGGCCCGCCAGAGCGAGCCTTAATGTCTGTCATTCCATGTGTTCTTCAGCGCGTTGCGGTTGCCAGATGATCCACGCGCTGGATTTCAATCCGGTAAGTCGGAAAGCGTAATTTTTCGAGGAGCTGAGCGAGCAGCCCGCCTTCATCGCTTGCTTCGATGGTAAAGACTCGCGTTGCTATTGATTGGTTTTGCGTGTCTTCGTAAAGGGTAACCAACCACCTCATGACTTGGTGGCTACGACGCGAGCCAGCACGTCGTCCAGGCTGGCGAACCTGAATGATTGTTTTGATAGCAGCATAGCGTCAAATGATAGCCCGCCGATCGAGGATGCCTGCCGCTCAGGCACTTGCTGACGCGTCTCGCGCCAAACGACTGTCTGAGGCTGACTGCCCGATTCGACGGTTGCGTAGGACCACTGTTGGAAAAAGGCCTCGATAAAGTAGACGAGTTTGTAGACGTCACCCATCCACGCCCTGTCTGTAAGGCCAAGCTCCTTACGAACCTTCGCCGTGCGCCCGAAATCCCTCAGGGAAGCATGAAAGGAATCTGGCATCACATCGTCAATCAGGATGACGCCGCCCGCGTTAAGCCTCTCGATCGAACTGGTGAAGTCTTTGAGCGTTTGTTCGAAGGTATGCAGTCCGTCGAGAAAAATGAGATCGAATTTTTCGACAAGGTTCGGATTTCCGAAATACTCATCGCTCGGCACCTCGTGAAACGAGCAGTGGGTATGTTCTTTTGCTGCGCCCTGCCAATCGAACATGAACGTTGGATCGACCGCCACCTTGCGCCCCGCCTTCGCCGCCAGGAAGGTAACTCCGGTTTGAACGCCGACTTCCAGATACGAAGGATTTGGGCCAAGTTCTGCTAGAATAGCGTTGACCACATCCACGCGCGCCATATTTTCCCTCCACGACTAAAGATCAGACAGCCATTCTGTCTTCTTTCAGCATCTCTTTAGCGCGTGGCACCCATGACGCAAACCCTGATTTCTCCAATGTCGAATAAATGAGATCGCGCGAGTCAGGCAGCTTTGACGACGGATCATGACTGGTCCTTCTCAACCACACCATGAGATCGTTAACAATCTCGGCGTCGTAGGCCTGCTGATCCCAGTGATCTTTAATCGGGATTCCTCGGCTTTCCAAGGCACTTAGAACCCTCTCCATCTGCATAAAACTGATGCCAACCGCTTGCGCTTGATTCCCCGCTTCCGTGAGGCCATAAACCATTCCACCGACCATGTTGAGGTATTCAAGAGACTTAGCGCGCGGTTTCAGGAACACCTTTGCAAGGCGGCCTCCCCGCCTCCTATTGATGATTGTTATGTCACCAAGGGAACGGCCCAAGAGTTGCATTCCGTGGAGGGCGGAGCCCTCAGCGACGATCAATCGTTCTGCGGACGCGAACACCCGCAGTTGCTCTGCGAGAGGAGACGTCTCGGGGCGGAATATAGAAACGCCTGCTGCCTTCATCGCCGCCTCGAAAGCGACTTCGCCAGCGAACTTGCCGGCAATCCCGGCCCGCGAGACATAAACCGTGTCCTGCTTTCCTTCGGTCGAAAAGTGTCGCGCGGTCACTTCGTCCAGAATGTCAAGATAATCCTCTGTCGGGCCGACGGTGCTGTTCTGCTCTGCTTGCGGGACGACATGCAAAGTCTCGAACAGCGTCGGTTCGGCGACGAAATGGATACGCTCTGGCGGGACTTGGAACCATTCCAGAAGCATCTGCTCAAACCATTTCGGCGCATCGTCCAAGCCGGCGACCAACTGTCGCTTCTCGCTGGAGAACACAAGTTTTGCGTTCTCGTTTTGGCGCAGGGACTCGGCTATTCGGGTAGAATAGTCGACAATCCCATGCCCAAAATGCGAGTGGACCGGCCCTCCCCAGAACCAATCACCGCCGCTGATCCTGACTGCCGGTTCCACATCGTCTGGCCGGGTATCGGATGGCGTTCCGTTTCGATTGAACCGAGCCTCAATCTGATTATCCCAATCCGGCCAGATCGGGCCTCCCTTGTGGTCATGCCCGCCGTGCAGACTCTGAAGCAGGCCGTCAAAAGGAACAACGGTGACATTAGAGAATGTGATCATGTGCAACGCCTCATTGAAGAGGTCGTTTTAGTGCCTCACCCTGTCCTTGCCAACCCCTATAGCTCGCCTGAGACCGTGATCGTTGCCACCGTAACAGACGCGCTACTCGTCACAACGTCGCATCCGATCGTATTTTCGTTAGTGACGGCGGGGCTGTTGCTGCCTGACACGTTCACCGTCACGGGCTTCCGCAGAGGCGGCCTAAAGGCCACGTACCGAGACACGTTGTTGGCGTTGACGCCGAGCGACTGGTAGAAGGCTTGACACCGCAGCAATTCCTCGACTACGCCACGCCGCCGCAACAGAGGCCTATCGAACCCTGGGTAAAGGTCCGCAGCGATCCTGAGGTAACCGTTCTGTGCCAATGCGGTCTCAGTCCAGAAGACTACCGCAAGGTTGGCGCACGAGCTTCCCACGTGTCCGAACAGCGCCGCGATGTTGGTTAAGGTCGTCGCCGTGAGGGTCGTTGCGTCTATCGCGAGGACGTTGTAGTTCGCCGCGAAGAAGTTCCCGGCTGTATACGTCGTGGATGCCCAGTTGTTGATGACATCTCGCGTGGGCGCGTTGGCCGTAGAGGCCCACTCAAGGACGGCATAACGGATCGATATGCCCGCCGAACAGTAGAGTTTGGAGACCATGGAGAGCAGACGCCCTATGTGAGCCTTGCTGTCAGTGGTGTCTACGAAGGCCACCGCGCCTAGCTTCTTGGCCGTAGCGTCTGGTTGGAGGTATTGCCCCATGAAGGGAACACTGTCAGCGGGAGCAGTGCTGACCGAGAAGGTAACGTTCGAAGTGTCACCCGCCTCACACAGCGCCACCCAACCGTCCGCCCCATAAGCGCCATCGGCAACCGTGATGCCATTACCGCGCTGGATGACGCCAGAGAAAGGATTGAGCAGAAGCCCTTGATGGCTGAAGCCAAAATCCTCCCAGTCGATCGCTTCGTCTTTTAGGGAGGATACCGACCCCGTCCGACTGAAGACTGTCGTAAACTTGCATTGCCGAAGCCTGGCAGACTTGCACGCCCCATAACGCAGGGAATAGCTGGCAAGTTCTTGGGCGTCTTCAACAACGATATTGTACCGGCCTTCCGTCTCGTGACCGCTAAGGATCGTTGCTGATTGTGGGGAACAGAACACGCGGGGGTTCTTCACGCCGCGAATGAGAACGTCCGTATCATTACCCTTCTGAGTCTCGCCTCGATAGAAGATGGCTTGGAAACGCGGTGTAGAGCCGTTCAACTCACCTGCAGGGTTGATGATCTTGCCCGGATCGATGGTGATGCGCCCACCAGTTACGACATGATTAGGAACATTCGCCGCGGTCGTCGGCGCGCCGTAGTAGACTAGGTTGATCGTGTTGTTGCTGTCGGCGCCGATCAGTTCGATAATATCCGGTTTGAGGATCACGCAATCCGGCTGCACGATGTCTCGACCGTAACCGGCGCCGCTATTGTTGAAGGTGTCGAACAGGCCGAACTTCATAAGTTCGACTGTGTGGCCGGTCTCGATCTCATTGCTGTAGTCGTAGATCGTGATCGTCCCGCCGATGATTGCCGCGGTGCCTCCCCATTCAGGCAGATCTTGCCGCATGTTCATGCAGCGAGGTGTCTCTGACGAACCGGCGCCACCAGAACCGAGATGGAAATGGCAGTCAATGGCGCGGATGTTCGAACCCGCGCAGTGGATCAGGTTCGGATTGTTCATGTTCCGGTGGCCAAGGACGCAATTGTATAGGTCCATGTATTCGATCCAGTGGCCGCCAGCGCCATCGGGGAGTACACAGTCGCGGACTGTTACATATTTCGAGCCCGTCGCGTCGATGTCCCTCCGATTGCCGCCACCGCCACACCGCAGATAGTTTACAACAGTGCAATAGCCGCTGTTGAACGCATACTGGGTCGATTGATCTCCGAGGCCAAATACGTTGCAGTCCTCCCACGTCAATTTTGAAGCATTAAAGCCAACGAACCCCTGCTGAATATTCTGTCCGGATTCGTTGAAGATTATGACATTCTTCACGAGCGTATTGGGCCGGCTGATCGCCACCACGCGGCTCATTCCGGAGCTGCTGCCCGAAATCACACGGACGCGGAAATTACCAAAGAAATGCTGCTCGCGAATTCGGCGGCGCTGGCAAGTCGCCGCCGAAAACGGCATGGTGAACGTCCTGGCCATGGGAACGTCAAGATTTCCCAACTCGTCGACGATGGTGAACGTTTCCCCCTTGGCGTCGCCCCCGCCACCACTGGACCGCAGCAGGAAAACCTGATCGGTGGCCAAAAGATAATATTGCCAGCCCTTATTCGCGTCACTCGCGAGGGCTGGAATTTTCCGTGAGCCTTTGCGAAGCCCGGTTGTCCATGTGTTGATCGTCGCGAGACTGACGGTGTTGTCGATGTCGTCGGCCAAGGAATCGTTGCCGATGACATTGTGAGACTGCCCGCTGTTGGGGACGGTAAATTCACATCCGCAACCGTCGAAAGGAACCTTTAACGTCAGCATGAGCGCCGAAGAACAGACGTACGTCACGCCCTTCGTGCCGCGAGCCTCAAGCCCAAGCGTGTTGCACGCGCTCACCCATGCGGCAAGGACGGCGTCGTCATTGGCACCTTCACCTATCCGGTTGCCGCCGACTAAAAACATTTCCGGGGTGAGATAAGGCGCTGGAGCGCGGACCAAATTCCCGCTGCCATCAACGTTCAAATTGGTAACAACGCCATTCGTGGCATACCCGACGCCGGCAATATCGATGGCCGGCGTTGCAAAGAAGGTCAGCGCCGTTGCGCCAAATTCTAAAGTATCGGAGAACGACACCTGATAACTTGTCGCCTGCGTTCCGCCTGTTACGACAACCCTAGTGCCATTCACCACGTCATCGTTGCGGGAAAAATCCGCGGACCGCGCCCAGTCGCCGGTATCCACGATATAAATTCCGTTATAGGCCGAGCCAACCTGATTCTTGACGAGGACACGATCGCCGGTTACGACAACTACGCCATCAATCGTCTGCAGCCCAGAAAGTGTGATGTTAGCCACTGTCGCGACAAGGCACGGGCCTTTGACCGCGACGGCCGAGGAAAGACCATCACGCCGATCATAAATCTGGCTTGTCATTTATCTGACCTCAAATTCCGCATTGGCGCCGCTGCCGAACCCGCAAAAGGCCTCGACGCCACGCCCTGCCAAGACAGCCACAGAAGAGCCGGCATTGTTGATTTCAGCCCCGGCGGCGGGGGCGATATCAAGCGTACCAGTGCTGCGTCGGAAGGCGCGGAACGTCACGCCAGGAGTGCACGCCGCCGAGAGCGTTATTGTGTAATTGTTCGCCGTGTTATTGATGTAGAGCGTGCGGTCGTTGGCGTTGGTGAGGGTGACATTTTCGCTCATTTGCACCGTCTTCCACGGGGCGTTGAAAAGTGCCACGCCCTTCATGTCGTGGCCGGTTGCGGTGTGCTCATAAACCGCAACATTGTCGCGCCAGATCGCCGGATTGTCGCCTGATGCCCCGAATTGCGCGGGATCGTCGGCAACGCGGTTGGCATTGTCGAAGCCAATCCGACTGGTGCTCTCTGTCGTGAGCATCTGGACCGGGATATGTGTGCCGCGCAGGCTTGCATATACCCGCGTCTGGCTGGATATGATCGCCTGGTTCCCGAGCTTTACACGACTTAACTGGTTGAGGAACGTGTTGCCGCCCTGCTCTGTGTATTTGATGAGCGAGGTAAAATCGTCATGACCCTGGCCACCGTAGATCACGGGGCCGATGTTCAGCAGATCGCCTTCCGTGAAATCCGCGTTGACCTTGTCTGCAAAAATCCGGATCGGCGCGTCATTATCGCTGATGAGATGGTCGTTCTTCGTGAACAGGTTCGGCCCTATCATGCACTCGGCAGAAGCCGGGTTCATGAAGTCGATGCTGCCGTTGTCGATATAGTTCGCTACCCATGTATTGTTGCCGTACCAGACCTCGTAGTTCGTGTACCAATTGCCGGTGCCGTCCTCCCAATTGGCAACCGGGAATGTGTGGTTCCCTTCGATCAGCCAGTGCCAACCATCCACACGGACAGAAGGCCGGTTCGTCCCGCCGCATCTCGAAATCGTGTTGCCGAACACCTTGGTATCGTTGCCAGCACCCCACAGCCCAACAGCAAGGTTCTTTGTCGGGTCCCAGAAATCCTCCCCATCCCCGCGCACAAGCCCATGGATGTAATTGTTGCTGACCGTCGTCATGTTGGTGCCGGTGTTGCGCAACGTCAGCGTAACGCCCTCGCCACCAAGGGAGCCGGTAATTGTTTCACCAATTCCAGGCATCTCATTGTCGCCGTTCCGGTTCAGCGCGACGACATAGATTTTATCGCCGTTGATCCTGGCGATATGCCCCGATGCCCCGCCGGAAAATACGGCCAGTTCCCAAATCTGCAGCGTATGCCCCGGCTCGACATCGAACGGGTTCGTGCCGACATGGACCCCGTAGGAATAGAGATTCTGCGACATCCTGATGATCGTGTTCTTGTCGATCTTCGCCAGGAAGCCTTGCGATGGACCGGCCTCTGCCAGAATGCCGGAAGCCCGGAAATTGCAGTCGATGACGTTCTTCTCGACAATGCAGCCGAAAGCGTTGCGGGAAATCTGCAGGATCGGCTTGTTGAGCGGAAACGAGTCCGACGCGATTATCCCGCCGATCGCAAAGACTATATCGCAACTGTCGCTGTCGTTGGATTTCTCGATGACAAGCGTGTCGGAAACAACATATTGCCCCGAGCCTGTGAGATGGATGCACTGCTGTTGAGCAGGCGAAACCCAGTTCACCGCAAAATCGATGGCGTTCTGTATGGCGGCATGCCCATCGGCGGCTCCAGTCCCGTCCGCCCCGAACGCGCTTACATTGATCGCCCCTTCAGGGACGTAGCCATACCTGACTTCCGTGCTGTCCGAGAGCGTGACAACCATCTGTCCCGGCAGATCGTCCTCATCTTCGTCCATCATGCGCCAGAGCGATGATCCGCCGTCGCCGGCAATGGTGTGGCCCGAAACCCGGATGTAGCCCGAGGCTTCTTCGGGATGGTAGGAGTCGGTCGCAAAGACATAAGTGGCGACGTCGAATGTTTCCGTTGACCTTGATTCGACAACGGCGAAATTGATTTCTGTCGTGCCAACCACGATGGGATTTGCGGTCGTCACCTGAAACGTCACGCGAGCATAGGACTCGCCATCCGTGATCGTGACGCGCGTTCCCTTGATAACGTCGTCTGTCCTGCTGAAATCCTTCGCCCGCCTCCACGGACCTGTATCGGCAACATATATGCCGTTGTCGCGAGCATCCGTCTGTTGAGCGACAAGAACGCGGTTGCCCTCTTCAAGCAACACCCCATCGATCGTCTGCAGCCCTTCGAGGACGATATTCACCTCAGTGGCGGCACGGCACGGGCCTTTGAAAGCCGTGCTCGATGAGAGCCCGTCCTGACGGTCTACGATGATGCTCATCAATTTTCCTAAGAAAAAGGCTCCTTCGGGAGCCTGTCAGCAGTCGTCTGCTCTTGTGCCGTAGCTCATACAGCTTTCGTTATTCGATCCAGAATTGGCGAAGTAGGCTCCACCGGCCAGACCAAGCGCGATCAGGACGGGATAAATCCACTTCCTGATGCCCTCCGAGGCGTCATCCCTGAACAGAAACAGAGATGCATAACCGGCCACAACGGCAGCCACAAATATCCAGAACATTCCACACTCATTGCAACGCTGGTTTGACCGCCGAGTTCATTATAGTGCGGATGCCCGGCAATGATCCACCGGGAATTTGGCGAAGCGCTGCATTTGTTGCCGACCTCGTTCTTTCGCCCTTTGTCACAGCGGCATAGATCGCGGCAAGGTCAGAAAAGAGCCCGGCAGTCGGGCCAAGAACGGCGCCAAGCGGATCGCGGCTCTGATAGCGCGTAACAGAGCCGGAATGATCCTTATCGCCCGCAACGGCAGATATCCCCGCCGGGATCGAAAGGTTCGCGCCGCCCAACGAGGCGGAAACCTTGTCCGCCGTGTTGGTGATTTCGAAGGGGAGAAACAATCCACCCCATCGGTCCATTCCATCCCCGATCCACTTGCCCGGATTGTCAAGGAGGTTCTGGGCTTTCTCATAGTCACCGCGTTCAACCATCTTCGCGTAGCTGGCCATCATCCCCAGCACAGTCCCAAATATCATGCTTTCGAGAAGCCGCCGCGGGCGCTCTTGAAGTCCGAGCATGAGCATGCGCTGATGCGAGGCGAGTCCGAACGTCTTGAACTGCATGATTAGTCGGCCTGTGTTCGTCTTCATCCACAGCGGCTTGTCGCCCATCCCCGGCTTGATGATTGTTCGGTCAACGTCTTTGTTCAGCGCGGCACCCATGGCGCGATAAGCCTCAATATCATCCCATTCTCTGGCATTGGCCCCTCGGATGCCTTTTTCCTCAATGCCATGCCTCTTGAACTGATCGGCGATGCGAGTGGCCATGTCCTCATCAATGCCGAGAAAACCCATGTAGGCCTTCTCAGCCTTATCCATGCCTCCCCAATTGAGGGCGTTCTTAAGGATTCGGTTTTCCGTCATCACCGATGAAATCATGTTCATGGTATCGGTCCACCAGCCTATGCCGGTAGCTTTGGTGAAAATGTTCGCGGCGTTATCCAGAAACCGCTCATAGCGATTTCCATAGCGGTAAGGATCGCGGAGATCAGCCATGGAAGCAAAGCGTGCCTGCATAACTTGTTCCGCTACTGTGCCAAAGTCCTTTGCATCTTGGCGGGCGATCTGGACCGATTTCAGATTGGAGGTCAGGATCGGGAGCGCCTCTGACATCGTCGCCCGCAAGCCATGAACGGCCGGCGGGCGAGCAGCGTCCGTAATGCTCGACAAAGTCACTCCACCCAGGAGCCGCATGTAGTTCCACGTCAAAGCTGCGTTCGTGATCGCTGACCAGCCGGACGATCGATCTGATGCCTGATACGTGCCGCGCAGCATGTCCCTGAACGCGGTCAGGTGCTTCACGTCCCGTTCTTCGGCCTTGTCCAACTTCGCGCGCTCAGCAGGCGTCTTTGCCTCTTTGCGCAGTCCTTCGTAATCCTTGGTGATGGCCTCCAACTGATCCTTCAAATCAGATCGGCCGAAACGCTTCGTCAATTCGATATCGGCCGCCATTGAGCGGGAATAGCGGCGGAGGATCATTTCCGCGTCGTTGGACAGGAAATCCTCGATCTTCTCGTCAGGGATATTGAATGTGCGTTCCTTGAGCGGCCCGCGCTTCAGCGGAACCAGCCATTCCGGAACGTCGCCCTTTCCCTTTCCGGTCAGGTTGTTGAAAACTTCGGAAATCACCTCGTCGATGTAGTCGGCACGGTCAGCATCACTGATGAATTCCGGTAAATCCTGCGTCTGCTTCGGAAGCATCGGCTTGAGTTTATCAGACTTCTCCGTTGCCTTCGCTACCCGTTCCTTGATCTCTGGCAGTTCCTTTTCGAGTTTTGCCAACTCAAGATCGAGTTCCGAGGTGAGCTTCCCGTCAGCATCAAGGCGTTGAAGCGCCTTCATCCGGGTTTCCACTCTCGCTTGATCATACCGTGCCTTGCCGTAGTCGCGGCGAGCCTTGGCGTAATCCACCATGATTCCAATCTTGGGGGAGGTTCTCGCCAGATCGGCAGAGGCGTTGATCTCGTCTTCAAGTTTTGTGAGTTCGTCCGCTATGTTTTTGGCTTCGCTCTCCGAAACGAGTTTGTCGTTCCTGATCTTGTCCGTTACCTGGTCGAACTCCTCGATCTCCTGATTGAGCCGAGAAATTTTCATGTCGACATCGTCAAGCGCGCCCTCTTGGCCGAGGACTTCGCTCATCCGCTCGCGTATCTGCTTTATGGTGGCGTTCTTCGGTAGCCCTATCGTCTCCAGCCAGTTTTCGACATTGGCGCTCATGGCCTCTGCATTGGCGATTTCGGCCTCATCTGCAGAGGAGCGAACAGGAGAGCCGGCCATTTCCTGCCGGACGGCTTCGAGGACATCATTTTGAGAGATGTAGCCATTCTCATCGGTCTTGAAATTGTCGAAAACGTCATGCTCTCGCGCAATGATATTGTCCGCCGCCCCGCGCCCGCCGTCTGTGCGGAATAGCCCCGGAACAGTCTTGGGCGAAATACCCATATTGCGCAGTTCAGCATCGAGGGAAGAGCCAATGCGGACGCCGCCGCGCTTCTTTAGGATGCTGAGAACAGGCGTCTTTGCCCTCTTGACGTTTTCCGCCTTGCGCGCCTCTTTCGCGAACTTGACGAGAGTATCGTCTTCGGCTCCGGATCGCAGCGCGTCGACAACTTCCTTCGGCGCCCTGCCCCGCAAGACATCGAAGCGTCGGCTTTCTTCAGCCTTAACCCTTCCAAGCTTCCCCTCGCGAACCTTTTGACGCGCGCTCAATCGCTCCTCGATCTGGCTCAGGCGGTCGAAGGCTTGCTGGTATCTGTCATCGACAGACATGGTCTTGACGACCTTGTTGCCGAGCCTAGTTTCCTCTTGAGCCAGTTGGACCTTGTTGAGTTCGGCGTCGAAATACTCCCGTGCGATCTGCCGGAACCGCGGCTCTTCCCCGATCAGCCGCTCTCTGTTCCAAAGTCGCGTGACATAACTTGCGGCAGTCGTGGTTTTGACATCCTCCGGCAGAAGCTTGGATTCGACGGCAGTTTTGAGGAGCGGATCGAATATCCGCTCACGAGCCGCCTTCGCCGCCCGCGTGACGAACTCGTTGCCATTGATGTCGGTATCATTCCGCCGGCCAGCCTTGGCAACGGCCTCCATGAATTGCGTCTTTGTCATCATCTCGCCAGACGCCGGCAGCCGCGCAGTGACGGCATTCTGCCCAAGCGACTTGCGGTAGGCGATGTATTCCGCATCGGCCAGCCGCTTCCACTGGCCATAAGCGCCGCGATTGTAAATCTTGACCAGATTCTCAACATCCGGGCCGAGGCTTTTGCCTTCCATGTTCATGCTGGTATAGACGGGGTTATCCACCATCTTAAGATAGGTTTCGCGGACCTTTGCTGAGGGAGACAGTAGCGTCCTGATGCCCGGATTGATGCGCGCGGCGGCCGATGTGTTGGCAACGATCTGGGCAATCTTTGGTCCGCCGATGCCCATCTCCTCCAAAGCCGGCGTCAAATCATCCACCGACTGCGCACCGGCCGCCTGCGCTCGCTTGACCATCTGGTCAACGACTGCGTTCGGGTTTGCGACTTCGCCGCTCAAATCCTCTTCGAGGCTCTTCGAGACGCGAGACCATTCGCTGCGAGTAAAAAGCCGTGACAGCCCTCCACCAAGAATACCGCCCAAGATCACCGAGCCGCCAATAGCAAGGGCGCTCTCCGTCTTGGTACGCGTGGCCTGGTTGGCGTGCAGCGCGGCTTCTTGCGCTGCAGTCGAAACACCAGCCGCAGCGCCGACAGCGAGCGCGGAACGAACAGCATTGTAGCCCAGCTTTCCTTCCTGCACCAATGCCCCACCAGGGAGCAGCGTGGGCAGATCGATCAAGCTCGCCCCGAGCGACAGAAACGTTCCTGTCCAGCCAGATTGAGCCAGCGTTGCCCTATCCTTGCGCTCCTGATCGATCTGGCTTTTCAGCGCAGCCGCGGCGTTGGAATTGTACACGTCCTCGAATAGGTCGGCATGATCCTCATAACCCTTGAGGTCTTTGTATGGATCATAAGTCGGATCAACTGCTGTCAGCTTATCAAGGCTGTAATCCAGACGGGGATTGGCCAGCGTCGAAGCCACCGTGTTTTCCTGCCTGAAAGCAGAACCCAGCGTCTCCATGAACGACGGATCAGGCGCGTCCAGCGGTGTGTACGCGACATAGCCAGAGTCATCAAATGTGACGGCCTTGTTAATCGGCATTCAATTTGCCTCCGGCCTTCTCCCACCTATCGCGAGCCTCGCGTTCGGCCTTCCTGATTGCCTGTGTGCGAACCAGTCGGGATTCTCCCTTCAATTGTTCTTCGACCGCCTCCCGGGCTTTCCGGATTTCATCCTGAAGGCCTTGACGATCCAAACGCATCGGGGAGGCTTGCTCCTGCTGGATTGCCGGCGACGTGCCGGCGATATCGTCCGCTCCAGCGGGTAGATCAGGCGTCACGACATCGGGTTGAACCGCATTCGCAGCATCATCCCTCACCTGCTGTTCAGCCTCGCGCATCATCTGCTCGCGGAACGGAGAGGCGTAATCCTTGTACTTTTCTGCTGCTTCGTCTCTTGCCGCCCGGATGGCGTCGTAGAATTTATCATCGGAGACGGCTTCCTTCAAATTCGCCTTCTGGTTCTCAGACGATTTCTGAATTGCCGTCTCGTTTGCTTTTGCAGGGTCAGCCGTGAACGGATGCTGATATTTATGCAGTTGGCCGTCCTGTATGTAGAAAAGCTGGTAATTCGCAGGCCGTCCGGCCGAAACATCCCGCTCGGTTTGATCGTAGGGCTGAAGGAAAACATCCGTCGCGTCGATCTTCTCCTGTTTCAAATCATCAAGCGCCTGCTGCCGGATATAGTCGTGAGACCCGGCGACATCGGCAGGGTAGGTTTTCTCCGGCGGCAGCTTCACCACGGACCTGTTGCCAGCGATCGTCAAGTCTGATGTCCCGTAGAGCTTGGCGAAACGTTCGTCGGCCATCTTCTTGCCGAGAACGGGATCGCCGCCCGCGTCGGCTATGCTCTCTTCCAGGATGCCCTTGTAGTCGGCAACGATGGCTTGCTCCCCTTCCGGGGTGTATCCGACTGAAAGCTGCTGCTGATTTGGGACGGTGCCAAGATTGGGAGCGAAGGAAAGCACGGTATCGAAGATGTCGGCCACCGTGCTCGCATCGACGCCCTTGATAAGATCGGCGATCGGCTTCGATTTCATGATGGCATCACGCCGTGCGGACATAGCCGGATCGTTCAGAGATACAACCTTACGAGCAGCCTCCTCCGGGCTGTACCCCATGTCGAAAGAATAATGCCTGTAGGCTGTCAGGTTTTTTTCAACCTGCTCATGCCCAGCCATGGCGGCGATCGAGACCGGAGCAATCTTTGCGATTGCATCGACGGTCTGAAGCGTCTGCGCCATCTGGTTGACGTCCTGAGTGACCATGCCGCGGCGGATGTCTGCCTGAACGCTGTCTGGGATGAGCCCGGTCTGCGATATGAACGAACTGGTAAGCGGGGCTTGCTTCTCCTCCGGCACCATCGTCAGCATCTTGTCGAAAGCTTTGTTTGCAAGCTTCTTCTGATCGCCATCAAACGGATTGATCGAAACCGTATCTCCCGCCCCGAGGCGCGAAATAAGCTGGTCGACGCCCTGGTTTTCCTTGAGGGCAGAGTTTAGCGTGTTGATGAGAGACGCTTTGTCGCCATTATCGATATACTGGTTGTTGAGGATATCAGACTGGCTGACCCTTGCAGGGTCGACGGCTATCTGAAGGCTGAGATCATCCTTTGCCTGCTGTTGTGCCGCTTTGGTGTCTGCCACTGTTCTGCGGAAAGCGTCATCCCGGTTTGCAATGGCGATGTCATAGGCCTTCATTCTGGCTTCAGGAGAAGCTTTAGCCAATTCCGGCGGGAGATCAACGGTGGGCTGAGTGCTTGCGAGCAGTTGATTGACGGGCTTGACCTCTTTGCCGCCGCGCGTGCTGGAGTCCTCGATATGCCAGTTCTCATTCCCCAGCGGGAATTTCAGGCCATGAGCACCAGCGTTATCGTGCAGCCATTTCACGACCTCTGGTGGAGCGTTCTTGAGGCTCTTTCCATCATATGCAAGGTCAGCCGCATTGCCCTCATTGTGCTGGCTATGACCGGGAGGGGCAACCCATTTCCGGGCCTTGGCGGCTGAACCGTACTTCTTGAGTGCTGCCTGCCAAAGCTCATTCTGCCGTTCAACCGAGCGGAACCCAGAAAACAGGCCGAGCTTATCGCGCATTTCTGGCGGAGCGCTTTGCAGCAAGTTGGATAGCTTGACGGCAAACGGCTCTTTCAGCCCGTTTATCGCATCGGCATTTTTATCGGTGTGCGATTGAAGGTAAGTTCGGGCTGCCGTGACTTGCTCGGGATTAAAACTCTGGTCTGGCAAGTTCTGGCCGGCCTTCTCATCCCGATCATCCGGCGAAAGTCTCAGCGCTTCGTTGACCTTCTTGTAATAATCCGCCGACTCCTTCGGGATAACGCTATCATCCCGGCCAGCCTTCAGCCATGCATCCGCCCTGCCGGGACCGCCGTTATAGGCAATGAGCGCGGCTTCGGTGTCGCCATCGTACTTCTTGAGCATATTGCTCATGTACTTCTGGCCGTAGCGGATGGAGACGCCTTCGTTTTTCAGATATTCCTTTTGCGCCTCAAGCGTCTTCGGGAAATCCGTATCGCCGAGCTGTGCTGCAATTTCCGCCGCGGTCTCCGGCATGACCTGCATCAGCCCAGACGCGCCCTTGTGGCTTTCCGCGTCAACCTGGCCCTTACTCTCGACAGAAATCATGGCGCGCGTCAGAGGGTCGTCAGTGATTGAAACTTTGTTCAGCGGGTTGGCTGGGTTCGGAAGCTTGTCATATTTCCCCGCCTTCGCGGCAAGGATAGCCTGTTCATCATAGGCTTTTTGGACGAATAATTCCCGGCGCTTCGATGCCTCCTCCTGCGTGAGCAGGCCGGACTTTTCCGCCATCTCGATCGCGCCATCGATGTCGGCCCGCGCCTTGTCTCTGATGGCATCCGGCGTGTTCGGATCAACGACGAGATTGTAATTGACGGTGTTCGCATCATCGAGCGCGGAGGTTTCCGCGCCGCGCCGCTTGTCCGTCGCCTTGTCTCTCAGCCAGTCTTTTGCCCTGATCGCTTGTTCCGACGCTTCCGCCTGCCAGCGTTCCCGCATCTGCTGATCACGGATAAGGTTGCCGGCATCGGACAGCGTCTTGTCGATCGTCGGATCGCCGCGCTTGTTGAACGTGGAGAAATCCGGATCGTTTTCAAACTGGTTCTGGACGTCGAGCAGGCCCTTCGTCTTGTAGGCTTCGGCCCGGGCAATATCGACGGCGTTGTTTTTCCGTGTCTGCTCTTCCTTCTTCTGCTTGATGTCGGATGCGACCGAAGCCAGATCGCTCGCAAACGACTTGATACCACGGCCAATAGCCGATGCGTCATAGGTCGAAATAGTCCGTCCCGAGCGCAGGTTGAACGGCCCGGAAAGATCATAATCGGCAGGGATTCTCGGCATTAGCCAAACACCCCGCTTATGCCCTTGGTCAACGTTCCCGCCCCTTCGATAAATGAGCCAAGGAGAGACGCCCGTCCGCTCAGCCGCGTAGCCTTGGCGGCATCGAACAGACCGCGTTTCCGCTGTTCCCCGGTATAGAGTGCCGTCTGTGCATTGTATTCGCCCTGCCCTGCTGTCTGTGTCATCAGGCGGATAATTGTGGGATCGCCAGCGCCGGCACCAGACGCGGCGGCAACGGCCTGCTGCCGAGACTGGACAATACGGGCTTCCCGGCGCTTTGCATCGGCATCACGTTGAGACGCGGCAAACTCTTCCTTGCCCTGTGCTTCCTGCTGCTCCGCCTGATAGTCGGCCGCGTTCTTCTGGGCAATGCCGGACGCGATAGAACCGGCCGCGCCGATCGCAGCAGCTACGAGCTCTAATCCTGACAAAGCGTCACCTTCCACACTTCTTGGTTATCCAGCATTTCGTCAGTCTTTTCGAAGCCCGCGAGTTTCAAGAGTCGCTCCGATGTTTCGAACTTTTCATCGCGCGTGGCGTAGACTTCTGCCTCGCCCAATTGACGGGCTTTCCGCAGCATCGAGGCGCATTGCCTCAGCGCCTTCAGTCCTTGGCCCTTGGCAAGTTCGACGTCTTCCGTTGAATACCAAAGCCACGCCCTGCCGGCGGCGAACGCCAGTCCACCTGACGCGACAAGCTTGCCGTCCTTGATTCCGACACGACAGATTACAGGCATGTCGATGACCAAGTTTGCAACGGCGCCTGCGGCCAGGCCAGGAACGGAGATGACTTCGATCACGGAAGTTTCGCGTAGCCCGCCTCGAAAGCTTCGGCTGGCGAATAACTCTTGTAGCCACCGTCATAAACGACGAAGTAGCCGCCTACTTCTGGCGAATGCTTGCCGCAGTATGCGCCGTCAACCTCGAATGGCGCGTAGCCCGCATCGGATGGAGTGATGACAGCGCCACCAAGCGTATCGAAGTCAATGTCCTTGATCTTGAGCGCCCATACTTGCTTGTGGCACTGGTAGCGCGGCATTTCACGAGAGGTTGTCATTGCTTCGCCTCAACTGTTGGTTTCAACCGAAAACCCCATCCCCACGAAAAACGCCGGCCAATCTGCTGTCAGCATCACGCGCGAATCCGTCCACCAGTCGCCGATAATGGGAAGGTCTTCGTATTCCACAATCTCGTTTGCATTGACGTCGTCAACCGTTTCCATCTGGTTGATCGCCGGCAGAGGGCGTAGCGTCTCGCTATTCTTCTTCGAGACCCCATAACGCACGCCTGACGCCACGAAATCGGAGAGGATCAGCCCCATGTTGCTGACCTTCTTCCGCTTGATCATGGCCGTGCCGCGTGTCCCGCCATAGGCCAGCCGAGCCGATTTGTAGCGGCCGGAATAGGGAAGCCCGATGCAATAGTCGGTCACCGCACTGTCCAGGACGATCCCGCTACCTGCAGTGCCAAAATCGGCAACCGCGAACAGTTTTGGGACGGTGAGCCCATTCACAACCTCATTGACGGGCGCACCATCGGCCCAGACTTTGACCTGTTTGCCAACGAGATGGTCAAGGCCATAGATAGTAGCCGTCGCTGGAGAGTTGGTTCCAATCACGAAAGCATCGGTGATTCTGGACTGCGAGAACGGAGTGGCCTGGTTATCCCGTGCCATCTTCTCAACATAGCGATGCGTGCCGCCGTTGATGGTACGCCTCACCACGAAATAGACGTTGTCCTGAAATGTGCCGGGAAGGACAGCCACGCTCTCGAACGCGCCGTCAGTGACGATCGGGACGAAACCGACGATCTCCTGTTTCGGCTCGTAGACCATGCACATGCATGTTCCATCGGCCAGAACGGCCCATACGCGGGTATCCGGCCGGCGGGAGATCGCAAGCTTGACGATACCCGCCTCATACCAAGAAGCGCAGAGCCGCGTGATCTCCGCCGTGGCGTAGTCGCCATTATCCGGAGAGAATGCCAGTTCGAACAGCGCCTTTGCCGGCCTGTCTACGAATATGCCGCGACCATCGACCTTGACTGCATCCACAGGGCCGGCGCCGACAGAGGAGCACTCCTTCAAAGAGAAATTTGTCGCAGTCAGAGGTTCATCGAGGGTGGACGACTTCGCCACTACAACGGAGCCATTTGTGCCGTAGACAAAACGCTGAAGCGCCAGCATCCACTGCACCTCATTGACGCCGCCGATCGCAATGGATCTGGAAATCGGGCCAGAATCCCCCTCTAACTGCTCATCGAAGCTTTCGTACGCATCGGACACCGAGTCCTGCATCTTGTCGTTGCCAGACCAGCCTAGCCGCCCCTCAGACAAAGCCACGGCGGTAGGATGACCTTGGACATCGGACCAGAGCCCTTCCTTCCAATCCGACGTATAGGTGGTGTTCTTGAACGGCTTGAGAACGACGATATCGACATTCTGCTTATCGGTGAACGCGATCACCCGGCAGATACCATAGCCGCCGCCGCCGTCATAATTGATGGTGATATCTGCAGAACCGGAGGTGTAATCCCCGGTCTGAAAACCGAGTTTGTACCAGACCTGGGCATTGTCGTCGGAGTCGTACTGCAGGATATCCGTGACGTTGCCCGTCTGCCCGATCGTGCCGTCCGACGAACTGTTCCGATACGGCTTGAACCCGAAGTCCTCACCATCGAATGAGCGAACCGTCTTGATTGTCCCAACCCACGTTCCTGAGATGGTGTATGTCCAGTCCCGGTCATTGGTGGCGGCTGTGCCTGCATCGACGCCAGTGACCTTTATCGGGTCCGTGTAGACCTCTTCCCCGGCGATGGACTGAACGACATTCTGCCCGTTGTGGAAGAGATAGAACAGCGCGCCGACATGGCCGGAACTGAAGAAGTTATCACTTGCCGTGAGCGTCGTGGTCCCGCGCGTGGCGCCGGGCTTGAGCCGTACCGGCGCCGTGGTGGTGACGGTAAACGGACCATCGTCGGCAAAATAGTTGACGAAGGACCATGAATGGTTCCCGCGCCGCTCGATCCTAAATTGCTCGAAACCTTCACAGGCGGCAAATATGACATCGGCAGATTGCGCCGTCCTGATTTTCGAGATGGAGTCTGTTCCCCACGGCGTGGTGAGCGTCATCACCCCGGCCGCCTCGATCTGGCATGTCTTGACGAGCTTTCGAACGTCCGATGTCGTCTGGAAGAACAGCCAGAAACTCGCACCAGTGGGCGTGAAGGCGAGGGAGTGAACACCCTCCTTCAACTCGGTTTCCTCGATATACTGATCGCCACCGTTCGATGATCCGCAGCGGAAGGTGATTGGACCACGGGTGACTTCGATGAACAGCCCGTGCTCAACACCGCGATCCGCGAGAGCGACCGTCACCTCTTGCTTGGCCGTCGCCTTGGAGCCGGCAGCCGTGGCTACCAACCTCAATCGATTGCCGGTGATATCTGCCGTCGCCCCGGATGTCGCGGTGAGCACCCATGCGCCAGTGCCGCCGAAATCGCCTTGGCTGACTGTCGTGTCCACATCGCTGCGGGTAACGAGTTCGTCGGCCACATAAACCCGCATGCGAAGGTTTGTGAATTCGAGAAGGGCTGCCGATGACGCGGAGAAGATGAATTCCTTCAGGTTGGCAGTCAGATTGTTTCGCGTGCCGCCGAGATATTGAAGCCCAGGGCGCAAGAACATATGGCCCGTAGTGGAGAAAAGGAGGTTCGTCTGATCCTCAGCAGCCAGTCGCATGCGCTCCAGATCGACGCGCGGCAGGATGTTCTTGTCCACTACCCCGGTAGCGAACGCGTGCTGGTAGACATCGGTTTTCGGCATTTATGCGCGTTCTCGGCTCACAGAGGACCGGCGGAACCGGGATTGCACCAGTCGGCCAGGCGGCTTCCGCTTCACGCCATCCTCGACAGCATCGATAGTCTTGGCGCGGAGGAGCAGTTTTTCGTGAATTTGGAACATGTCATTGCGATTGCCGCGGTCATTGGCGATCGGCAAGGCGCATTTGAACGCCATGAGTGCAGCTAGCGCATCGGCAAACGGCTGCGTCCATGCGCCGACATTCCATCCGTAGGATGTCCCGCTAGAGACATACCGGATGTAGAGAGGATTGATGTCGGAGAACCAGTATCCGCGCTCATCGTCATAGTCTTCATGGTCTCCGAGATATTCCCCTGTTGTCGACATATTGACGATGCGGACATAGTCGTCAGGCTGGGAGAAGGAATATTGATAGCCGAACAGCGGCTCGAAATCCGCATCATAGGAGAGTTCGATTGCCCGGATGGCGAAATTCCACATGCCTTCCGCAAGCATGCGATCGACGCTTTCCGCCCAGACGTCATCGAAGGCAAATCGAGCCTCGTTGACTTCCGTGAGCGAGGCGATGCGACCCGTGCCTATGTGTCTTTGCGCGGCGCGATAGACGGCCAAACGGTCTGCCATGGCGCTATTCCTTGCCCGTCATTTCGTCAACGATTTTGAGGAGTTTCAATTTGGCGCGCTCCATATCCCAGATGCATGTTGCGCCATCAGGGTCAGAGGACTTGAAATATTCGTCGCCGTCTTTCGTGACGCCGATTATCAACACGCGGTCCAGTTTGCCGATTGCCTCATCGAGCAGGCGATCGGGATCAAGCGGCAAGGATGAAATGCCGGTGAACAGAACGACGTTGCTCATGCTTGGTGTGCCTTCGCTGCGGCCAGAGCATCCCGCGCCGTCATGCCCTCAGTCACAACAACACGGGCGCACATTGGGCAGATTTCGCCATCAGGGCAGGTTGCCCAGTCGCCGCGGCATATGATGATCTTGTCGCCGGCTTCCGATGTATCGAGCGCGGCCTGAACTGCATCTTCGCGATCCTCATAGAGATCAACGTCGATGTTTCCGCGCTCGCGGGACATCATGCCGCAGCGCTCGCAGGCTTGCCGCCATTGGCAGCCCAGGCTTCGGCTTCCGCCTTTTCCATGCCGGAGACCATGACCTTGTCGTCAGACAGACGCTTGACGCGCCAGCGCTGCGCAGGCCCGCCCCACGAGACGTCGTAGCCGTTGACACTGGACGCGCCCTCCCCAGTTGCCGGGGCAAGATCACGGTAGAGCGTCTCGACAAGCGCAAAATCAGTGCCGTCCGAGATGATGACGATGTATTCGCCGTACCACTTCTTGTCGATCGGAAGGACGGAAAGCTTGTCGAGGGGCCGAAGGATGGATGCGACATGCACCCATGATTCCGGGTTGTTCGCGTCTTCTCGCGTGAACCCGGCGATGGGCTGCACGAGGTTATTGGACCGGGCGTGCTCTTCGAGCGCCACCTGATTGCGGGTGATCTTTGTCATGCTTGCCTCTTGCTGAAATGGAACCGGAGGCATGCGTCGGCGGTTTGGGTGGAGGAAGCCCCCCCACCCACACCCGCAACGGAAACAGGCAAA